TCTTCCCAGACTGTCGCCGTCGGCTAACGCATCTTGGTTAGTCGCTGAGTATGGATTACCCACTCCGTTATAGTCATTACGTGGAATTAATCTAGACCTTTCTTGGTCGGCAATCGCCGTCAGTGCGTTTGGTATATTTTGTGATAAATCAACAGGTAATTGTTCCATAGTTTTATTTTTTTGATATTAATTGGTTTATTCTTTTTAAGGCTTCCGTAACCGCGGTATCATACTTTTGTAGAGTAGATTTATGTTTCTGCGATGGTCTTACATTTGTGAAATCTTTTTTCTCATGTGGTTTTATAAATTGATTAGACATTCCTGTTTCCATCTTATTTCTTTTTGTAATGTGTAACCCATCTCTCATTCTTCTCAAAGTATCTTCAACCCAGTTTTTCATTTCAAAACCTCCGTTGAGAATGAATTCTTTATCTTTTTGATTTCCTTTGAAATTATCAAAAAAGTTTTTGATTCTTTTCAATTGTTTATAGGTAATAAAATTTTTATTCTGAAGTTCTTGGTTTCTTTTATAACCTTCAGACCTTTTATCTTTATCCTTCATTTTGAGAAATGAAATCTTAAGATGTTTTCTCAAATGGTCGGGTAACTCAACTTCACTATCGTATAAATCTTTATTCACTCTTCAACATTTTTAGGATGTCCTTTTTTGTAAGACCACCATCCTCAGCTTTTTTTATAATTTTATTGATTTGTTTTTTTATCAAATTATTAAAATCTTTGGTTTTGTTTTTCACATCTCTCAAATCAGAATCGAACTTTCTTTTACCAATTTCTGAGTTGTCTCTGTTCTTGTTTTTCATTAACATATCCTCAACCATCTTTATAGCTTTTTGTTTTTGAATTTCACTTATTGTGATTTTCAATTGAGCACCTTTTTTTGGTTTTTTTGACTTAAACGGGTTTTTACCCTGTTGTCTTACTCTTTCTTCAGCGTCAGAGGGTTCTAAGTCCAAATTATTGATAAAAAATTTGTATGCTTTTGGACCTGTCATTCCTGATGTCTCCGCGTAACCAAAAGCATTGGACATGTCAACTTCTTTAACCTCTTCAACCGATTCACCATAATAAGTTCTATATCCTCGAGCAATTGGGTCGTTTGTAATTCTTGCGGCTGCTACAGTTTGGTCCATAGTTTTTTTCGGGTGTAAACGTGGGTCCAAGATTGGAATTTTTGAATTCGACATTGCCCCATCCGTATTTACAAGTTCCTCGATTTCCCCTTTAACGTCTTTGGTTGTTTTTGCCTTTTTTGATTTCAAAATTTTTTCCAATTTATTTTTCAATTGTTTTAATTTTGATTTAGGTATTTTAACCATCTCATCTTTTTTCTTTGCTTCCGTCAAAGAATTCTCTACAGAGAAATATAAATGATACTCTTTCCCCTTATCACGTAAGAAAAAATAATAAGGGTGAGAATAAAATTCAGTATCTATGTTAATCATGTTTCTTTTTAATCTATAAATACTCGCAGATAAGGTATTTATCATTAGTTTATGTCTTATCAAAACATCAATCAATATAATTATAGAAGACTCGGTCTGATATTCCTTAACGAAATCACTGACTTATGCTTGGCTTCCGACGAGAAAAGCTACGACCAAGAGGTGATTTTTTCCCCGTTATTAATTGGAGAAGATGATGGTAATAGGATGCCATTCAGGTTCGACTTCAATTCCACAGGAACAACACTCTGTCAATTTTCTCCTTGTAATTTTGATAATGATGTAATCGTCTCAGAAAATTATTGGAACCCAACAGATACTGACCCAAATTATTGTCCTATTGTAACTGAATTATGTAATGTTGGTTTAACAGGGATTGATAATGGATTGGTGAAAAGAATGTCAGGGGAAACCATAGAAATTACAACTGGTTTATACACTAATCTATCTGACAAATTTAGTAGATACAAATATGATAGGAGAATGAAAATGCATCCTATTACTGGGTTTACAACCTCATCAAACAGACTTTGGGATGATGGTTCCTATGACTATAATTTAGGTTGGGACACTTATAATGATGCCGTTGGGTACTTCGCAAAACTTAATGGAGGATTTTTCCAAGGGTTTTATAAAATTCCTGGTTATGACTATCAAATTTTTCCTCAGAGGGTTAGTTTAGGTTGGACAGCAGAATTCATGTTGAGATATAGGTGGTCAGGGGATACCTCAGTTGGACTAAATGCTAGATATCCAAATAATAAAGGTACGTTCTTTTACATGGGAGCCCGAGCAGAAAACAAGTTTTACCATTATGCGGATGGACATCCCGTTCAAGACACAGGTTACACAAGAGTAACCTCAGGTCTCACATGTATGCATACATGTGAATGTTTGTTGACAGGACTAACCGCCGAACATTCGTGTTATCAAGTGTATCAACCATCAGGTGGCACCTTATCGAATTGTTCTTGTTGTGGTCCTTGTCAATGTACGTCATATGCGGAATTTCCTGAGACAGACCCACTCTATGACGGGGTTTCAAATGCTTTATCACTGAGATTGAGTGGCGATACAGGTAATCCAAGATTATGTGTTAAAACATATCGAATTACAGGTGCTTGTGAAACCACTGGTGTATGTTCTACCGGTCTTACGTATGTTACAGGAACAACAGTTTCCGAATGGTGTTCTACGAGAGGTATATTCGACGATTGTAAAAATACAACTTATATTGATTTGGAGCATTGGGTTCAAATTGATGCTGTTTTTCAAAGATATGAATGGTTTGATACTTGCGACTTGTATGACAAGGGTGGGCTTGGTTTAATTGTTGAAGACGTTTATACTGCCACTTCCGCGAACAACTCAGTAAATTTAGTTCTCCCACCTATAACCCATGAAAAAGATTATGACCCAGCGACCACCGAGATTGTTACTTTTAACGATAATTGGACATTAGAAGAAAAATATAGATTAGGAACTATGAAGTTCTACGTAAACGGTAGACTCTTTATGGTGGCGGAGAATTTTGAAGAGATTATACCAAGATTGTTGAATACTCCAAAGGAAAAACAAGTTGGTGTTAGCTATAACATTTCTTTGGGTGGTGGTACGCAAGGATTACATGATAACTTAACTTTTTCGGGTGGTTGTCCTGCTGAAATTGATGACATTGTTTATCAACAAGACCCTGAATGTTTGACAACTGAGACATTGAATAACACAATTTACTCAGGTCTAACAACCCATATAAGATTGGAGGAGATATTCGGTGGAAGTATGATTGGAGACATCAGTGCTTTCAGGATGTATACTGAACCTCTCAATGCGGGACAAATAGGTCATAATTTCCGGATTTTGAAAAACAAATATAATTTGTTGGACCCTTCATGTCCTGATTGTTTTGTGATTATTTTACCTACTCCGACTCCAACACAAACTTCTACTCCAACCGAAACCCCAACAAACACACCTACACCAAGTGAAACTCCTACGCAGACGCCAACTGAGACACCTTCAGAAACTCCAACAAACACACCTTCAGAAACTCCAACAAACACACCTTCAGAAACTCCAACAAACACACCTTCAGAAACTCCAACAAACACACCAACACAAACGGAAACGCCTACCAACACACCTTCAGAAACACCAACAAACACACCAACTCCGTCGATAACAGCAAGTCCTGGACAAACACCAACAGCTACTGAAACATCGACACCCACTCAAACTGCCACATCAACCGAAACACCAACCCCTACACAGACACCAAGCGAAACCCCAACCAATACCCCCACGGAAACTATGACAAGCACTCCTACGGAAACGCCAACCAATACTCCTTCGGAAACACCAACAAATACTCCAACAGAGACAACAACTCCAACACCAAGTCAAACACCGACTGAAACGATTACAAATACACCTACAACAACTCAAACAGAAACGCCAACCCAAACACCAACTCCAACACCAACCTTACCCGACAATAATTTCTTATTACAAGAGGATTACTTTATGATTTTACAGGAGGATGGATTTGGAATTTATATTGAGTTTCCTTCTCCGACTCCAACTCCAACGGTTACACCAACTCCAACTGATTTAAGTGCGATTACCACTTACACCATCTCAGGATGTAGTAGTTCAAATGTGATTGTTGCTGATTTAGGACCAGGAGCATTTTTCCCTGGTGATACATTCTATTTGGACTTTACAGGAGCGACTGCAACTGAATGTTACACAATTATCAATAAAATCAACGCAACACCTACAGATGGTGGTAACCCAATATCTTCCTATCCTAATTGTGCCGATTGTATTGACGGAACAACCACAACTTACACAATTTCAGGATGTACTACTTTGAATGTATTAGTCGCTGATTTAGGACCAGGAGCATTCGCTGCTGGCGATATATACAACATGACATTTACAGGAGCAACTCCAAGTGGATGTTACAGAATTGTCAATAAGATTGTTGCTACCCCAACAGATACAGGAGCACCACTAACTTTCTATTTTAACTGTGATGATTGTGAGGCTTCATTAGTAACACCAACACCTACGGCAACACCAACAAATACAAGTACACCTACGCCAAGTGTAACTAATACTCAAACATCATCAGTTACACCAACATTAACACCAACACCTACAAGGACTTCATCAACACCAACACCTACACCAACATTAACACAAACTCCAAGTCCTACACCATTCCAAACATTAGCGGGTAGTTTACTATTCAATGGTACCAATCAATCATTAAGTTTAAGTCCTGGAGTAACTTTTGGAGCGGGTGCATTTACGTTGGAAGGATGGTTTTATAATAATGACCTTTTTGTTGATAAGGGAATAGTAGGTTCTCCAGTTACTAGTCCTACAGGATGTTTGAATTTATATTTTGCTAATGGTACAACAATAACTTCGGACAGAAATGGTGGAGGTGGTTCGTTTAGTTACGTAACATCATCAGCAATTAGTGCCAACGTTTGGCACTATTTGATTTACAATAGAAATGCAGATGGAACTACTGCGGTGTATATTGATGGAGTTAGAGCAGGTGGTACACAATCTGATACATTAAATTATACCACTGCAACTGACACTATTGGTAGATTCTACGGTGGATATTGGCCAGGTTATTGGACTAATATGAGAATGACAATTGGAACTGCAGTATATGATTCAACTCAAACAACTCAATCAACACCAAGAGGACCTCTTACATCGTTAGCAAACACTCAATATTTGATGTTGGGTGCTGTGGTAACAACTGATAGTTCAGGAACACAAACTGTAACAAACAATAATGGTGTGACACAAACAAGTGATGAACCATTTTAATTTGTAGTATCTTAGTGAAGTTTTAGATATTTATTGGTAAGTAAATTACCAAATACTATGAAAAAATTTTTCTCACAGTTGTTTAACGACAACAACGCAATCAACGAAAAAAGTGTCGTTGGATTTTTAGCTTTTGTAATGATGACAGGGTTTGCAATTGCAGACATCGTAACAGGTTCTTTAGGAAAAGACCTTGTAATTAACGAGTTCATCTTTAACGCGTTCCTATGGTTAGTTCTTGGGTCTTTTGGAATCGGTTCCATTGACAAATGGATTAACAAAGGAAAATCTGACAGTACTGAAGAGTAAATTAACTAATCCCCTCCAAAAGAGGGGATTTTTAGTTAATGTAGGTATTTATACTTGATGGATATTCGTGCAAAAATTAAAGAAGTTTTAAAAGAACAGAAAGGTTCAAAAAAGAATTTGGTTGGGTGTGATTTTTTTCCTCCACACACCAACGACCATAGATGGTGCAAGTTTGCGGAAAACAAACTTATGAGAAACACCAGAAAGGTAAAACAAGCCATGGATGAGTACATTAAAAATTACTTATCAACCTATACCACAGGAATTAGAGCTGTAAAATACGACAAAGAGAATGAATTTTTTTCTGAAAGGAGAGAGATGGTTGTTGATGCTTTAACCAAATTCAAATCTTCATGTCCAAAACTCAGAAAATATGTTATAGATAGAATGGTTAAGTTTACAGAACAATATGTGATTTGGAATGAAGAAAAACAATACGACTTACTTAATAAGTTAAACACGAATTACACAGCCGCGGCATACATGATGACCTCTGAACTCCCAGAACATTATAAAACCAATGTTTCTTTTGAAAATGCTTTAGAATATTTCTTTAATCGTGTAAATGAAGATGGTGTTACACCATTTGAACAATTTATGGGTAGAATTGAGGGTGAAAATAAAAAAGAAATTAGGGATAGGATTAATCAAACAATTGCACAGAAAACAAAAGAAGGGTCTTTAATTGAAGATAAATTTTATGAGTATATTTCAGAACAAATTGGGTCTGAAAATGTTGTTATGTATTCTGGAGATTATTCATTTATGGATATGATTGGTATTGACATGTTAGTTAGAAATCCTGAAGGAAATTGGGTTCCAGTTCAAGTAAAAAAATATGTTGGTGGATGTGATGACACCACAATCAAATATGCGAGACAACATATGTGCGAAAACTGGTGTGTCTCAAACGAGGCCAAATATTTTAATATTAGAGTATACGACGGAGAGAGAATGGCTAAGTCCAAGAAACAATGTAAAACGTTAGAATTAGACCAAACAACTTTCTTGAACGTTCATGGTAATCCAGACCAATCAAATCAAATGCAATTCTGTTATTCTTCACCTGAAGAAGAGTTTGGAGAAGATTAAAAATATCCGTATCTTTGTCTTATGGCAATTTTAACAAACACAAAACCAACAGAAAAACCTACAAAATGGGAGGTAGTATATGAAGATGATGAATGTATTTCTATTTGGAAATATAACTCAAAAATAACAACTGCAGGACCCGTAGAAGTTGAGCATAAGTATAAGAAAGGGTATACTCATCCGTTGGAAAAAAAGAAAAAAACTTTAGGGGAATTGGCTAAAGATGCCAGAAAAGATGCAAGGTTAAAGAGAACGAAGCCTTGATTCAATAATGGTTCTTAATTTTAATAGAGTTTTTTTGTCTAAAGAATTAACAACGTCTTTAGTATTTTCTAAAACAATTCTATCTAAGATTGATTCGTTTACAAAACCATCCTTAATATAGTCCTCGGTTACCTCATAGACATGACCATAACTTTCGTCATTTATTTCGTAATTGTCGTATTCGGTTTCTCTTAGATTTCTACCATCATACAAGTCCCAATTTCCGTCTTGTCTTTGTTGTTCTGCAGAATCTCTAACCCAGTCTTTATCGTAACAATCAAAGTACTGCCCCATGAATTCTTCAAAATTACAAGTACCGTTTGTGGTATAATGTAAATCATATGTTTTTGATACAGGAAGAACTAATTGCTCAATTAATTCCTTATTTCTCATTTCTTCACGATTATTTGCAAAAAAGTCCCCAATAATCTCTCCATTGATTTCTAAAAGTTTTGAAAAAAACTCAACATCTTCATGAGCTGGTTCAATGTTGAAATATTTCGAAACATCCTTCAACGTATTATACGCGTGGTCAAAATCCTGTTCGTATGGATTTCCTATTGGAAATTCATCGTCAACTAGTTTTTCACAAATGAATACTAATTGTTTTTTTGATAGTTTAGAAAATTGACTCTGTGATGCCATATTAATAAATACAAAAAAAGATGGATTTCTCCATCTTTCTTTATACCGTATGTTCGATTTGAACTCTTACACAATTTTGAGGTAATCGATTAACGTGTCTGTAGTTATTTACGTACCCCATAATATTCGCACTACCGATAGCATTCGCTGAGTGAGTATAAACATCAACAACAGGCTCACCTTCCATCCATTGGTCTACTAACCACTTAGCACAATCATACCCTGTTTTTTCTTTGATATTGTTGTAATCCAAGGTGTAGTTGTGGTATACATTACGATGCCATTCAGCCATTGCAGTATCCCCCAAATCATGGTCCAAAGAAATTACTTCAATCTTATTTAAACCAATTTCATTCACTTTGTCAACAAACTCATCGTAAGAGCGAACCACAACCCAATCTTTATCAACAGGAGTTCTTACGTCGTCCAAATATACTTTAATCATTTGTTTCATTTTTTAGGTATTTTACAAGTTTTTCTAATTTTTCAACGTCATCAGGATTGAATAAAAATTCGTCAAATGCACCGAATCTACATCTATATCCAAAAATATATTTTATACCATATTTTACTCTTTCCCAAAACGGTCTTCGGTTAAGATGTATATGAGCGTAACAAGTAGGAAAAGTTTCACCAGTAGAATATTCATCTTCGCTGTACATTAATAAAATCTGATGGTCACTTGAATGACAATCACAAATTAATACTTCTTTTGTTTTTTTTAATTCCATAACATTTATTTTATATGAGGATTAATATCCCGTTCGTACCCATCAGGGTCCCAATCATATTCCGCACATGGATACTCTCTACCTTTGTCATCAATATGTGTCCAAATGATATCTTTTTCAATCCATTTCCAATTTGAACTCTCATCACCTTCAGGACATTGTTCGTGTTCTAAAGGCGGGTCATGTGCACTACCCTTACAATAAATGTGATTACAATCACACCCCCTTGGAACGCATTCGTCACAAGAATATGAGCTTTCACCACTACTATAACCAGGCATATAACACCAAGTCGCCAATTTTCCACAATCACAATATTCTTTAAGCATATCCCTCAACTTCCTTAGTTTCAGTGTTGAAGTTTACAACAATTGGTTTGTGAGCATGTTCGTATCTTTCGTCAAGTACGGATGCATTAAGGAACTCAACACCATCGATACTTTTTTGTCCATACCCACTGTGGATATGACCACAAACGTGAATTTTTGGTTTTACTTCAAAAACTCTTTGGTACAACATTTCACATCCAACGTGACCACCCATAGGTGCGTAATCCAACAATCCGTAAACAGGACCATGAGTAATAAGGATATCTGTGTTACCAGGGATTTTAGACCACTTCTCAGCTAGTTTCTCTCCTCTTGGTAGGTTGAAGGCCCAATTGTAAAATTCAGGCTGCCATGGACTTCCGTAGAACTTAACACCATCGATTACAACTTCACTATCTTGAAGATAGATAACCCCCATATCCTTGAATTCTTGGTCAATTTCAAACCCATGTTCAAATCCGAAATCGTGGTTACCCGCAATAAAGATTTTATGTTTGAAATCAGTGCGGGCAAACCAGTTCAAGAAATTTTGGATTTCATGTTGTTTACCCATACTACTGATATCACCAGCGTGTACAAGTACGTCTCCACTACCCAATATATTACCCATCCCCTTACTTGTAAGGTGGTTGTGTTTGTTGTGTGTGTCGCTGATGAATGTTATTTTCATAATATATTGTCTTTATCGTCTTCGTTAAATGGCCCAAATAAATCGTCTCCTTTATAATCAGGATAATTTTCTTTCATGTAGTCAATTCCACGAACCCAAAGGTATGAAATAACTGCGACTACAATAAACATTAATGTATAAACTTTCCACATAATTTTTTAATTTATTAATCCCACCATCTTTCGATGTTTTCTTCCATTAATTTAAATAATAATTTCCTCGCTCTGTCATGATTAATGTGTGCAATACTCATGGCAATAACTTGTTTGTCCTCTTCACGACCTTCTCTTCTAAATACACCTTCACCGTTTAATACTCTTTTATAAATTAATGGGTATTTTTTAAAATAATCATCAAAATTTTCTTTAACTAATTTAGACTCCCAAGAGCTATAACCTTCTTTTCCTGGCACATCTTCAAACCAATGTTTTGTTTTATGATAACCTGAGTACTCTGAACTATAAAAATCATCTTGAATAAGTTTCATTAATTTGACACATGTCATCATAACTTCAGCATCTCTTTCAGCACGTAAATGAATACCCCTACCTCCAATATATTTGGACTGAGCCTTTAATTTGTGCATCATTATCTCAAATATATAATGAGAATCCCAATTTCGGTCTTTCCAAATTATAGGTAGCCAATACCAAATATTCTTTATTCCAGTCCGAATTTCTTTATGTAGGTACTTGCCTTCATGATTCCACCATAACGGGATAAATTCTAATTTTCGCATAATCCAAGGTTTTTTGGACCTTTCTTCATCCCATTGTTCAAATATGTCTTTTTCTGGTTCCATAATTTCTAAAATTTCTCTTGTTAATGTTCCTGCGGTTTTTGTACCATCGATATTCCATCTTATGATTGCGGTTTCAATCTTTTGATATAGTGTATTTTCCATAGTACAAATATAGTAAAAAAATAAGACCCGACAAAATAAATTTCGCGGGTCTTTTGGAAAGGGATATATGAGAACACTCCTTATTGGAGCGATTGTACTAATAAATATGACTTTTTTTTAAAAAAGTCCACTTTTCATTAGCGTCAGAATGAATTTTTTACTCTTTCTAACAATTTTTCGTCAAATCTAACTCCATGTCTATTTTTGAAGTGTTTCACTAATAATTTAATTGAATCTGTTGCCCCAATATTTTGTAATAACAAATAAGCCCCTAAATCAGCATCCATCTCATCATCATCATCTCTTGGTCCATTATGGTTTAACATAAAATGGGCCACTTCATGAGCTTCAATGAACTTTAAAACATCTGAGTTAAAATTATCAATAAATTGTTCCCCATCAATAATAATTAAGTTTTGACCTGGTACCATAAATCCATAACCATACTCGTCAAACATCGGTTTTACCTGTTCATATTGAGGATGGTCAGATAAAATTATTACAATTGTTATGTTTGGGTCAAATTGACTTTTAAATGTTAAAGGTTCCAATACATGATACTTTATTTTTGAATTTAGACCAAAATTTGGATTTTAATTCAGTTATTATTTTTTTATCAACTGTAGTTAATGATTTATCAACATGTTTGTTTTCCCATAGAGTAAAACACTTTAGAGTTGTGTCCATATGTTCTTTACTTTCGGATGAATCCAATACTTTAATTACCCACTTAAAGTCGTTAATTGCTGTTGTTCTATTCATTGCTATCATGATAATATCTTTACTACAAAGATAGGGTTAATTTTTATATTACAAAAATATTACGCAAGTAAATGATAATATTCTTTAAAATGTTTGATTCTATCTGCCAATCCGATTGTACCACCGTTAACTCTTTTTGTAATTTGTGTAACAACCGCATCAGTTGACCCTTGGTCTGCAAGTTTATGTAAACCATTTTTTGTAAAGAACCATGCTGCTGATAATAATGGATAATGTGTTGCAACTTTATCAGGAGATGCCGTCATATCTTCATTTATTGCTTTACCAAACGCGGTGTAATTATCTTTACCAGTTAACTGAATATACCCTCTACCTCTGAATTTGTAACCTTCACCTGTAGATTCAGGTCCGTTACCCATTCTTCCACCATAAACTCTACTTGCAATTTTTTGAGGATTTCTTTGGTATGATTCCGCTAATCCAGCTTCTTTAAAGTACTTACCAAAAATACCTTTAAGACCACTCGCCGAATAGTTTAAGTTCTCTTGAGTTGCTTTGAATCCGCCACTTTCATGCCCACACTGAGCTAAGAAGTGTGCCAATCTTAATGGAGTGTTTAATTCAAACTTTGCTGCGGTATCAGGGATTTGTGCAATTACCGCCTCAGGAATATGCCCCTTAAGGTTTTCTAATTTAAGATTACCAACTGATTTAATAGGTGTGGACGGAGTTGATGGTTCAGTAATTAATTGTTGACCTGAACTAAACATTTTACCCCATGTACCTTCTCCTACAATTCCATCAGCCGTTAATCCGTTAGCTGCTTGCCATTTTTTTACCGCAGCTTCAGTTCCTGTACCGAAAATTCCATCGGCACCTAATCCTAATTTCTGTTGGAGTTTTTTTACGTCTTCTCCTTTAGACCCAACTTTTAGTATCATAGTAATTTATTTTTATTACTATAAATATTCTTTAATTATGGGGAGTAAGATGAGAGTATGTTTCTCTAAAAAAAATACTTTATTCTAATTTATTTTTTTTATCATCTGAGGTAGCGTATTTGATACCCATAATCGTACCTACGATGGAGAACGCGTTTGTGAGTAAGACACTGAACATATTACTCCACGTTGAGCCAATTATTTGTGTATCTTTATTCGACAGTATTGCAAATGAGTACATTATAGTGGTAATAAATCCAACACTCATAATTACAAACAGAGCTGATTTAACAATAGTTCCTATCAATTGGTTTTGACTTTTTTTGATTGTAGCATCTAAGTCCTCTAACGCTGCGTTTTTCTCAAGCTCGATTGACATACGAAGTTTGTTTGAATTATCTAATTCTGTTTGTAAATTTTTTGAAAGTTCATCTATTTTATTCTTACTAACAACAGTCTCGGTAATATCATTAGCAATTTTCATTACTTTTTTACAAATACCGTCGTTATTAAGTATTGGATTGTAGGTTGCTTTCAAAAAGATTGGAGAACCATCTAGTTTTCTTCTTTCGAATTCCCCTTCGAAAAACTTTCCACTATTCAGTTTTACCCAAAATTCTTTATATTCCTCCGATTTTGAATACTCATGACTTACAAAAATACTATGGTGTTTACCAATAATTCTTTTTTCATCTTTTTCATCGAACCCCATCGCCTTTAAAAAAATAGAATTTGCTCCAAGTATGTAACCGTCACAATCAAAATAGATGATAGCGTTACTTCTACCCACGGCCCCGATTTCATTTTTAGCTATTACAGTTGTAGTAATATCGGTAGCAATTTTCATTATCTTTGTAACTGTACCATCTTCATTAATTATTGGGTTATAGGTTGCTTGAAGATAAATAATACTACCATCTGATTTTATTCTTTCGAACTCTCCCTCGTAGAACTTTCCCTCTGATAGTTTTTTCCAAAACTCCTTGTAATCATCCGACTTTACAACTTCAGGTGAAACAAAAATACTATGATGCTGGCCTATAACTTTTTCATGTTCATTCTCCGAATATCCCATGGTCTTTAAGAAAATGGGATTAACCCCTAAAATAAAACCATTTAGGTCAAAATATATTATTGCATTACTTCTATTAATTGCCTCAATTCTACTTAATAGCTCTTCCTTTGATAAATTTTTCATTTTTATCTAATTTTTATTAATTAATACCGTTTATTAAATCTAAAAAGCTAAAAAAACTTTTAGATAGTATCTTGGTATAGATAAATATCAAAAAAGACCAACTTGAGAGGTATTTATAGTTAAATTATAAATAACGATGCAGTTATTAAATGAGATAGATAGAATCAAAAGTGTAATGGGTGTGATGACCGAAGATAAAAATTCGCCAAAACATCTTAACATTAATTTATCAAAAAGTGTGGAGGCTTTAAGGTATCTTAAAATCTATAACCCGACAATTGAGAGGATGTTGATTGAAATTACCAATTTAGCCAAAGAACAAATTATTGATTTTGGATTGTTAGAGAGAGGACTTAGAAAAGTTCTACTTAAGAAGGGAGACAAAAAAAGAAACGTATCAGACTATTTTGGTAAAATAATCAGTTCTTTAAAATTTAGAGAAAAAAAAGGGTATGGTGTTGAACCTGACGCTGAAGATTATGAATTTGACTTTGACGAAGAACCATCAATCGTCCCAAAGAAAGTTTACAAAAAAGAAATGTTTGAACTTCAAGTTGAATTGTTGAAATTACAAGAATGGTTAAAGAAAACAGGTAAAACAGTAATCATAGTTTTTGAAGGTAGGGATTCTGCAGGTAAAGGTTCTACAATTAAGAAATTTACAGAAAATTTAAATCCAAGATACTACAATGTGGTTGCTTTAGGGATACCAAGTCCTGAAGATAGAAAAGATTGGTGGGGAAGATACAAAAGAGAAATTAAACCAGGAATGATTAATTTCTTTGATAGAAGTTGGTATAACAGAGGTTTAGTTGAGCCTGTTATGGGATACGGGTCACCAGAAGAGTATGAGGACTTTATGGAAAACGTTGAGAATTTTGAAAACGATTTAGTTAGAGAAGGAGATTATTTGTTTAAGTTATGGTTTTCAATTGAAAAAGATACTCAAAAAAGAAGATTTGACATCAGACAAAAATCGCCATTAAAATATTGGAAATATTCTCCAAATGATTCAAAAATGCAAGACCTATGGGATAGATTTACAGAATTTAAAGAAAAACTTTTTGATAAAACCTCCACAGTTAACAATCCTTGGGTTATTATTGATTCACAAGATAAAAGAATATCGGGATTAAACGCCATTAGATACATTTTACAAAATATTCCTTATGAGGGTAAAGACAAAAAAGTCTTAGAAAAAGAATACCCCGAGGTTGTTGCTGTATTAAAACCTTAACATATGAATTTAAAAGAATTAATTAAAGAAACATTAGAAGAACATTTAGACAAATCTTTAGTTCTTAAAGAGTCGGTTGAAATGTCCGATGCATTGAAATACCATGTTGAAAATGGTATGACATTAACGAACAATATCTTCAGAACATACTCTGAGAGTTATTTCAATTTAGTAAACGAAGTAAGAGCTCTTTGGGAGAACGGGTTAATTAAATTGAACGAAGAGGATACTCTTATGGTTGAATCCGACTTAGGTAAAAAAATTATGGTTAATGGAAAATTAATTTATCTTGATGCTCCTTTCATTTATGAAGATGAGGAAGACGAGGAAGTTTTAGAGGAAGCAAAACACAGAGGTAAAAATGTTAAACTTAATAAACCATTCAGAACTTCTGGTGGGGCAAAAAAGTTTTCGGTTTACGTTAAATCAAAAAGTGGAGGTATTAAAAAGGTATCGTTTGGTGACCCTAATTTAAGAGTAAGAAATAAGAACAAAGGAGCGGCAAAATCTTTTAGAGCAAGACACAAGTGCGACCAAAAGAAAGATAGAACCACAGCAGGATATTGGTCTTGTAATGTTGGGAGATATGCAAAACAATTAGGACTTTCTTCTTCAAACTCTTGGTAATGGAATCAGATAAAATTGAAAGATACTTACAAACGTATATTGATGATGTTGTTGAGCCGAAAATTAATGATGAGTTAGTCGGCGAAGATGACGAACCAATAAAAATTACGGTTTATAAAGTACATCATGCTGAAACAAATCCTAACAGAATTGTTTTTTTCTTAGATATGGACCCAGATTGGTCTAAAGGTAGTATTATCAACAACATTAATTCAGACATTTCAAGTTTTTTTAGATTGTTAGGTATTAACAAAGACTTACGCATTTATTGGAACAAAAGACCTTTATTTTAATATGGATTTAGAAATAATAAAAGAGTATTTACAAAACTATGTAGACTCAGTTCTTATACCAAAAATCAATACAGATGAATCTTTGATTGAACCTATTACTATGAATGTGACAGATGTTCTAAAAGGGAGTTATCAACCACCAATATATCATGTTTTTATCCAAATTGAGCCTCACGATACATTAAAAAGTTTATTAAAAAAAACTGAATCAAACATTGCTGACTTTTTTAAAGTTTTTTCTATTAATAATAGAATAAAGGTACACTGGAATAAAACCCCCGCATTCAAAAATACGGATTTTTACGGAACCAAAGATTTATAATATGGAACATCCCTTTAAACAAATAGAAAAAGAAGGAAAATTAGTTAGGACTTTTAGTCCTGATGTTGATTCAGACGAATTAAAGTGGCATCAAGACCTAATGGACCGAAAAGTTACAATTATAGAATCTGGAGGTTGGTCATTTCAAATGGATGATGGTTTGCCGAACAAATTGTCAAATGCCGAACAAATTCTAATTCCAAAATTTGTTTGGCATAGAGTCATAAAAGGAGAAACACCTTTAATTGTAGAAATAGAAGAATTTTAAAAATAAAAAACCCACCAATAGGTGGGTTATTTATTTATGCTCTCATAGTAGGAACAATTTCGGATTGAACCTCCATTTCCATAACTTCTTCCGTATTAATTCTTTCTTGTAATAATCTACCAAAGTCACGAACAGTTTCAATAATTCCTTCTTCAGCCATTTCATCCATCATTGGTTGTTCATATCCGATTTCTCTTGGTACTTCTATTTCAGATTTTATCTCATAATATTCGCATTCTTTTAAAACGCTATCAGCCAATTCTTCAGAACAAAAATCTTTGTTTGTTTTTGTCGAGCTCAAGATTTTTTTAACAATTGGGAACAAGTAATCATCCACTTGTACATCTAAATAATCAACACGACTATCCGCCGAATTCCAAAAACTTAATTCTGTATCACCATCTAACGCTTTAAATCCCGCAAATTTATATCCACTTTCTTTATTGATAAAGTAAACCAAAATACCTTTTTTCCAATATCTTGCGAAATATTGTTTTTCTTTTTGATAGGTTGTACACCATCTTGTTGATGCTCCGTACTTTGAAGATGATTGGAATGTTAGAGGTCTAACCACCAACCACTTTTCGTCTTCAAATTCTTTAACAACTTGTAATTCAAGTTCTTTATCTAATTCTTTTAAAGATGCCAAACTTACAGCAGTCCTTAAAGATTCCAAGTTTGGATAAGATGTAACATCTTTATTTTCCATTTGATTTTTATCCATTCTTTCCATGAATTCTTTAACAGTTGTAAAAGTTTCATAGTTATAAAAATCAGTGAATTGGTGAATTGTGTAAAGTTCAGAAAATGTTAAATCTGAACACGTAATTCCTTTATGTGTTAATCCGCTTACTAACTCATCTTTTTGACCATCAATTTTTGATTTTTTATTAAATCCATATTGTTTTTCCGCATCAAACCTTTCGCCAAAAATTTTACATAACAACGGCATGTATTTGTAGGTTTTTGACGTATCCATACGGTTTAAAAGGTCAAACAAGCTAATGTTCAACTCAGGGTACTGTTTTTTTAATTCATCTAATCTCGACATCTTTAACGTATTTTTTTTTAAATTTACAAATAATAAAAATTATAATCAACATTCGTTTTGTATTCCCAAAAATAATATATTTGCATTATGAAAACAACCATCACCTCAATTTTTGTGTTATTATGTTCCATTGTGTATGGGCAGACAGCAGATGTAATGTACGTTAAAGACCAAAACACATTGGTTGCAACTTACAATAGCAACTATTCTCCAATAGGTTATTACGTTGGGGGGTATTTCAGAACCAGCTTCCCACAACCGTATATCTACACCACCCCAATATCATTTATGAATCGGGTTGGAATTAGTTTAACAAACAACAAAATTAGTGTGATGGGTGGTGCGTTTATTGAAAGTTATGTTGATAAAATTGAACTTGAGCCAGATGTTTGGGTTAAAGTTTATCCATTAAGAATCATTACAAATACTGAAAGAGGGTTCGATTTCACATTCGGAGTTAACTACATGAAGGGTTTTCGTTTCGGAGTTGGGATTGCAATTCCATTTGATGGTATTTATTAGAGATGAATCTAATAGATTTTCCAATAGAAAGAATAAATCAGTTTTTTGAAAACCACATCTTTGAGGTTTATTTACAACCAACACATGATGAGGATTTTTCTCTGCCAACAAATGTTAAGGTAAAACTAACAGGTGTTAAAGATTATATTAGTATTGGAGATAAAAAACCTCACGTTGAGTATACCGCATATATTCTACCAACAAACGAAAACTCAGACAGATGGAGTAGTGTGTTCGGTCAGGTGTACGGTAACGACATTGATATCAATACAAGTAGTCAAGAATATGCAAATTTAAGGTGGGTTATTAGTGATAAACTAACAAATTTTTTAAAATATTTTGGCATTGAAATGCCAGCAATATGTACTAAAGTAATAAATGAGGTAAGGGCAATGAAATTAACAGAAGGTATTATAACAGAAGGTGTTTTAGATAAGACAACAAGAAAGCTGGTTCAAGACGTTATTAAGTTTTTTAAGCACCAAAGAAAGGGTGAGTTCGGATTACCTGAAGATTTGAGTGACGAGGAGATGGTATATAATTTACCAGGGTTTGAAGGGTTTACCATATTTTTAGATTTACAAACTGATGAGAACATTGAAGGTGTAGATGTTGACGGTGATTTATATTTTGACGATGATTTGGTAAACATTACAATTATATCTAACCCTGAATCAGGATATTCTAATTTGGATGAATTAACTAGAGAACTTAATGACATTATAAGACACGAGTTAGAACATATCAAACAACATAGGGAGGGTATGAAAATTCCGAAAAAAGAACCAAAATCTCCTGAAAAATATTACACACAACCACACGAACTTGGAGCTCAGAGAGCTGGTTTTAGAAAAAGAGCCAAATCAGAAAAGTCCGATTTTGAAACTATTGTAAGACAATGGTTTGAAAAAAATTCTCATAAACATAACTTGAATCCTAACCAAAAAGAGAGAGTTATTCAGAAAATTTTGGACACAAAATAATGACGAGTAGAATAGAAAATATAATTAAAAGATTTTTACTTGAAAACGAATTTGAAATTGATGAAAACCGATTCAAATTTCTTTCCGTTGAACCGTATGACCTTCATAGTAAGATGGCCTTCAGATTCAAGGTTAATGTCATATTACCAAGAGAAAATATGTGTTATGCTGTACCAAAATTTGACGGGAACATACAAGACATATTAATCAATCTTTGGAATTATATTGGAACGCAATTTTCATATTCAATAGATAAAATATTTGTTAATGGAAAAATACCTGAATACCCAATATACATTACACCCGAAAAACAAAAAGAAATTATATCAAGTTTAAATAACGATGTTGGGAGAATAGAACTTAGAGGTAAAGAATTTAGAGTTGATTTTAATACTGGATTCAGACCCGCAAAAGATTATTTTTATGAGTTAAGTGATGTTAATATTAATTTTTATTTTACCGTACAAGCGAGTTCTTTTCAAGAAAACGGGAAACCAATTAACCCTAATTTAGATAAAATAGATGATTTAGGTGCGGCAATTTCAGAAGGAATGAATGATAATGATTACATTAGAAATTTTGTTGAGAATGTAATCTATAGAATATTAGAACCAGATATGAGAGTTATGAATGTTGATGACTTATATTATAATGTCTCATTCTACGTTAACAAAATAGATGGAATTGAAGTTTCAGGGAGTGATTGGGGTGTCTATATAACTCGAGAATTATTTACTTAATTCTATCTATAATTTTCTTAATAGTTCTTGATAAAACCTGACTTCCAATTATAACCACACCCGATGCGGATAATCTTTGAGCAATCATAATCGCGGTTTCTTTTGGGTCTCCACCACTCATTGCCGCTTCTTGTATGTCTGTAATTATAGGTATTAAAAAACTATAAGCCACGGTATCCATAAAACTACCAGTGCTTACATTCACAGAACTCATAAAATTCAAAAAAGATTCTTTAAGTTGTTTACCCTTGTTAAGTCCAACTTTATAAACATCAGAAAGACCCTCTTCTTTAATTAATTTTAATAATTTACTTAAAGGACTTTTAGTCTCAAAGAAAAGAGTAAACGCAATTCCCGCCAAAACTAACATCCTTTGATTGTCAGTTAAATCAAAATTACCTGTCCTAAGATAACGGTCCAAAGGTAAAACCATACCACCAACAGAAGTACCCCATGTTAATAACATTCTTAAGTTCAAACCGTAAGATTTAAGAACTCTATTGACAATTTGTTTTGTGAATGAGTTTAATTGTTTCATATACCCATCCATTCTGGACCTTTCCTGTTCAGTTAATATTTTTTTAAGTTGTGATTCTGTAATTAAAAACTCCATACAACTTATAAATATACTGTATATATTTATTATTATGAAAGGACAGTTAAATCCACCATTAAAAGAGGGTGATGTAGTAGTTTGTTACCATATGGATGGTGAAACATCAGTACCACCAGGTACAAGAGGAACTGTTAGGAGTTTATCAAGAGACCCATTTGAACCTGCAGGTGAATTAATTTATAATGTTAATTGGGAAAACGGAAGCACGTTAGGCCTTTTATCTACAACCGACGCTTGGAAAAAAGTTGAGTCGGAATCAATTAAAGAAGCCAAAGATGGTAATTGGAATTATATAACACAAAATCCAGACATTTATGACCACTTCGATTGGAGATGGTTTAGAGAGTACTTAACTAAAATTAGGGATTCAGGGATTATTAATATGTTCGGAGCGTCTCCTTTATTATATGCAGGTAAAGAACACATTGACAGATATTATGGTGAAGGTAGAGAAGACGAGGAGGAATTTCAAGCGGTTTTAGAAGATGCTGACGAGTCCAAGGACAAAATTGTACAAGGTGTGATTAGTTATATGATTAAGCATAACAAAGACCTTGACAATATGGGAATGGTTAATCATTATGCGAAAAACTTTTCTCAAAAAATACTTGGTTTATATATAACTTTGGCGGGAATGACAGGTAATCTATCTTAATCCTGTCTACCATAATCATCTTCTAATCTTACGATATCATCTTCACCAAAGTATTCACCAACCTGTACTTCAATAAAAACTAATGGGAATTCTTCTTCATTGATGATTCTATGTTTTGCACCAAGTGGAATGTGGATTGATTCTCCTTGATACCTGAAAACTTTTTCATCATCTAAAATTATAGTTGCAGAACCCTGAACTATTGTCCAATATTCTTTCCTAAAGTTATGGTATTGGTAGGACAATTTTTGACCAGGGTTTACCGTTATCTGTTTTACTTTAGTGTATTCTTTATCTAATAGGATTTCATAAAATCCCCAAGGTCTTTCTTCTCTCATAATGATTGAATATATAATTTTAATTTATCTGATGGACTCCACCCCAATCGGGCCAATGTGTCAAAATTTTCTCTTAGTGTTGAAGGATAGTTTCCCGCTTGGTCAGGAATATGGATTTTTTTAATCTCACCAAATCTTTCTACCATCATTTCATAAACTTCATTTACTGAGTAATTAACCCCTGTTCCTAATTCCCAAGCGTCCTCATGTTTTTCTGAAGACATGCCAACTCTATATAGACCATCTACAATGTCTTCAACATGGGTAAAGTCTCTACGTTGGTTACCATCACCAACTATTGTAATTGGTAATCCATTATTAATTTGATATCTCCAAATTCCAATAACCGCCGCCATCTTACTGTCGACTAATTCGTTTGGACCATAAACATTATAGAATCTACAAATTTCAAAATCACAATTATATGCCGTCCTGTACATCTTAAGAATGTCCTCACCAATTTTTTTACTTGTTGCGTAAGGAGAAGTTTGAGGATTACACCAACGAGATGATGAACCAGCATAAACTACTTTAACATTATTTTCTTTTGCCCATTGAGCAACAGTTTGAGTACCTCCCGCGTTTACTCTGAAGTTTTCCATTGGGTCATCAAATGAAGTTTGGATTCGAGACAACGCAGCAAGATGGTAACACAAATCAAAGTTATCATTTTTCCAATATAAAAGTTGTTCAATGTCGCCATACGAGTAACTACATCCTTTAACTTCATATTCTTTCAAACCTGTTGATAAGTCATCTAATGACACTACGTTATGACCTTCACTAACTAATCTCTTAATTAAATTACTACCGATAAATCCATTACCACCCGTTACTAAAATTTTTTTCATAGTTTTTACTTAATCATGTCACTTGAGTTGTGAGTTTTTAATCCTAACCCATCAACTATTTTTATAGCTAATGAATCACAAACTACTTTCTCAGGGATTTCATTTGCGAATCGGTCTCCACCCTTTGTGAAGATGATTTCAGACTCAGAGTCTAATGATTTAATTTTATTGTGGAATAATTTAATTGTTTCACAAACACTACCATCTTGGTCAATAGCGATTTCTGCATGGTCAACGTATCTAATTGATTCAATAACCACTTTACGATATTCCTCATCTTGAAAGGAAGGAACCCCTCTCTTTAATTCAGCCTGTTTATCGTTATTTACGATTACCCATAATTCGTCCACAAGTTCTTTGGACAACATAAGACATTCGATATGTCCTGGATGGATAGGGTTTCCATACATTGAGGTTATTCCGTATTTTTTCATTAAACAGTAATTTGAATTATCGTTTTATCTTCTTTCTTTATTATTTTATATTCTTTCAAATAGCGATTATCTAATGAAAGACAATATTTTTTCAAATCGATAATTGTTTTATCCACATTTTCACCTCGGATAACTCCAGTAATTGTTTGAGGGGCAAAATCAATTCCAATGTTATGCCATTCGTCACCGATTATTTCGGGTAGTATAATTTCGTATTCCATTAGTTTGATAAAGGAGCTTTAATTTTTGGGTGTGATTGATAATTGATTAGTTCAAAACAATCAGGTCGATAACTTTTGATTTTCTCATCTAAAGTTTTTTCACCTAAATGTTCCTTAACTAATTCGTGTTGGTACCAATTTCTTTCTGTAATTTTTAATCTTGGTAATTTAAATGGTTGTCTAGTTCGAGTTGGGATTCCAGCGTCGTCCATAATATCTAATCCGTTTATTTTACCCCAAGCATTTCCTCCACCATCTTCCCAAGTTTTATTATCGCCAGTATACATTGAATATCTCTCATCAAATGTTAATGGTCTTCCTATTTGTTCTTTTGCTTGTTCAATATGATTCAAATATAAGTGAGTGTCACCAAGATTGCCAATTAATTCATCGGGAATCATTCCAACCTCTTTGGCGATAATTTCTAATAACAAGGCGTATGATGCAATATTAAAAGGTAATCCCAAAAATGTGTCCACAGAACGTTGGTTCCATATTAAAGAAATTGCACGTTTTGGTGTTGGCTCATAATATGGGTTTTCCATATCGGGAATTAGATTATAGTTTTTCTCCATCCCTGTTTCATAGTTTCTGGAAAACCAATAATCATATCTTTCTTTGTATCTCAACTCTCTTGTGTAAACCTGAAACCCATAATGACAAGGAGGAAGAACCATTTGGTCTAACTCTCCAACATTCCACGCATTAACCATTAATCGTCTTGAATCAGGGTTTGTTTTAAGTTCATCAATTAAGTTTTTAATTTGGTCGATATGTTCCCTATCATATTTCATACCCGCATAATTAACCACTTCATTTTCCCAATGCCTCCATTGTTTACCATAAATTGGACCCAATTCTCCCCATGTTTTTCTAAACAATTCGTCCTCTTTTATTTTTTTGATAAACTCACTCATTGTTGGAGTTTCTTGCAATTCCCAAGTACGAGACCTTTCATATCTTTTGTATGCATCCCCATCCCATATATGACAGTCGTAGTCTAACAAGAATTTAATATTTGTTTCTCCTCTTAAAAACCACAAAAGCTCGGTAACAATCGAATTCCAAGCCATTTTTTTTGTGGTAAGTAATGGAAACCCTTCAGACATTTTATGTCTGATTTGTCTACCAAAAACCGAAAGGGTCCCTGTTCCAGTTCGGTCTTTCTTTTCTACTCCGTTGTCAAGAATGTCTTGAAGAAGCTCCGTATATTTTTTATCTATGTTATTCATAATTAAACGTGTTCTTTTATGTGTTTCATTGCGTGCTCCAATGATTCTAAAAAAGACATATTTGGAGATACTTCTTTTATTTTAGTAGCAAGGTCTAACACCTCTATTCTTAATTTCAATTGTTCTGCCTCGTGAAGCAGTTCTTCAACAATTTCTTCGTTTGTCATGATTTATGTTGGTTGTTCCATTCTTCAATTATGTACTTGACGTTGTCAGATAGGTAATCCATTTTGGATAACCAACCTAACACGTCATTAACCCCTAAATTATAAGATTCCTCAACACATTTTTCAACTGATTGTTTGTCTAAAAAACTATTGTGGACTATGTTTTTTTCTATTATTTTTTCTAATTCTGATTTCATGATTCATCTTCTTTTTGCCAAAACGGTTTTGAATATTGTGGTCTTATTAACTTCCAAATTATTTCATCATAATTTTTATTATCTAACATTGAAAATAAAATTGATGGGTTTTTATATCTCATTGCGTATTCTGCAAATATTTTTCTGTCTTCAATACCTTCAACTCGTTTAGTTACCTTAAAAATCCACTGATATTCTTTTTCTATACCCTCAAATTGTGAATTTAATTCGTTTACTGTATTTCTAACCCATGCATCAAATTCGTCAGGAACTTTGTCTAAAAGTTCGTTTAAATCTTTTTTGTCTTTAAGGTATTCCCATATATCTACGTTAGAAAATCCAGTAAGTATTCTATGAAGACGAACATATTCATCACCTTTTATCTTTATTCTAAAACCGTTTCTGAAACGAACAACATATCCTTCTCTATCTTTAGATATTAAAGTTTTTAGGGTCTTATAATCTTGAATTCCGTCATATTTTTTTATAACAGGAAGGCCAGTTTCTTCATTTATTTTTAGAAGAGAATCGTAATCAAGTTCTTTACCTGAAGCGTTACTTACCATAGATAAAACAACTAAAACTTCATCATTTCCGTAGCTACAAACTATACGATTCTCAGGGTATATTATCTCAACCAAAGTGGTATATCCTTTAGGTATTGGTTCTACGTTGTATTTTGAATTCAATATGTTTTTTCCCTTAATTGCTTGGTCGGAAATAAAAGAACCCTTACTTGCAAGTATCCATTTACCTTGGTACCAAAACAATATTCCTAATGAACCATCAAGTTTTTCGTAAACTTCAAATTCTTCGTTTGGTATTTCTTCAGGATTGTGCTCCTCAAGATTAAAAAACTTATCAAATGATTTTGCGACAACATTTCCTTCTCTATCCAATATCAGCCCTCGGCAACTTTTGGTTATATTGTCCCATTTACCTTCATACTGAGTAGTACGAGAATAGTTGTATATAGATAAAGGAAGGGTTGGGTGGTCATTTTTAACCACCAACCCCTTCTCTATGTAATCATTTAATATGTCTATATCGAATACCACTTTTTATTATTGAATATTAATATATTTTTCCATCTTTATCATCTTCTTGGTTTTCAGTTATTTCATTCCAAATAATGACCCCAACTATTGTTGAAACAATACCTGACAATATAAATGATAAAATGTTAATTGTTATACTTTGAGATGTTAGTCCAGGTGCAATAATCCAATCAAAAATTGCCACAACACCCAATACTGAAAATAGGATTTTTAAACCATTTTTGATTTTCTCTTTCATATATTAATTTTGAATTAACATGTTTGTGTTAGAAATTGGAAATCTGGCAACAGGTACTCTGTTTTCAATTTCATTAATCATCACTTTTGCCTTTACCTCATAATGTGCTACGGCAACAGATACGGTTGGAACATCGTTAAATGTGTGGATTATTTTTGACTCTTCTGGTACGCCTTCATAAACGACCACTGTCTTGGTTTTTGTGTTAAATACGAGTGTCTGCATTTTATTTTATTTTAAAGTTTAATTTCAAATCTGTCTTTCATTTGTTGAATTTTTTCATTAGGAACCCCATGTTCATTGTTCCCCCCATGCCTATTTTCAACAATAATAGTTGTTACCTTATAACCGTATTTCTTTGCAATTATTTGGTAAAACTTCATCTCCCATTCTTGAGTAAATGTGTTTGACACCACAATATTACGAAAAAATAACCAATTAAACAAACCAGGGTGCATCCAATAATGAACTCTACGTTTGCAGGATTCATGTGCCAACCTAAGTTTTGTGAAGTCAAAATTATATTTTCCATGTTTCATAAAAAATTGGTCGGCCTCAAAAATTTGCCAAGGTTTGGCAATAGACTTCGCGAAAGTGGATTTACCACTTCCAGGAACTCCCCTTATAATATATAAATTTTTTTCCATACTACCAAGAATCTATATCGGTTAAATCTAATTCTACCCTTGCTTTTTCGCTGTAAACGTAAATCCCTTCTCCAATCCCTGTTGGAGTAATTTTCCAAGTCAAAGAACCGTATTCACCATACAAAGCCTTCAGATGAGACAACCATTCTTCGTACATTTTTTGTTGTTTGTCGTTTAATTCGACACAAATTATTTTATTAGGCATCGCGTATATTGTTTTCTATTTTCCAAATATTGAAAGGGTCAAACTCGTTTTCTTTTTCCCACCCATATATCCTCATACTAATTTCATTACGAGTCTCCAAAGATAGGAATTTTGAAAGATGTTCTCTACTATTTTGATGAATCATTTGAACCATCATTACAAAATTAGACCCCTCGTTTTTTAAATCTTTTATTTCGTCAATTTTAGATTTTGCATATTCACGTTGTAATTTATGATGTTCTTCATCCCAAACCGCAAATCCTGGAAACACATTCCAAAAACGAATGCAAAGAGATTTTAACTCCTCAAAACACTCGTCTTTGGGTGGTTTATAAAACAATTTGACTGACTTATCCATTGTCTTTATTTACAAGGTCATCTAAATGGTGGTCATTTGGCATTTCTGATAATTTTTCTCTATGTCTAAGTAATGGTACCACTTCATCCATAACATTGTAAGGTCTGAATTCAGGGTGTCCGTCCATACCGACATCCATTCTTTGTCCTTTACCAAATCTTAAATTTGTTGGTAAGTGACAGTGTCCGTGTAAGTGCATAACACCTTTATTAAGACCATCCCATGAACTAATAGGATAGTGCATCAAACGGAACTTAAACTGACCCATCTCAAGAGTATTGTAGTGAGAAACACTTTTAAAAAGTCCTTGGGACCCGTCTCTATTTCTATCGATGTGGTGGTCGTGATTACCAAGAATTAAGTGAATATTTTTACACATAATTCTATCCCAGAACTCGCGGATACTTTCAAACCCACCAAAAGACCAATCACCAAGACATATTAGTGTATCGTCAGGCATTGCACAGTTGTTAATGTTATTAACAATTGCTGCGTTCATTTTTTCTATGGTTGGAAAATCACGGGTTTGAGCAATAGGGATTTCACCATCAGAAGTTTTCCAATTGGTTACACCACGACATATATTCTTGTGGTTATAGTGAGGGTCAGAGAATATCCAAACATTGTTCTCTGGCCGACCTTTGCTATTTACGTCTACTTTTATCATAGAGCAAAGATAATAAAAAAATTATTCTGAAACTAAAAAAACAGGATTTTGTTCTCCAGCGTAAAGACCGATAATATTGTAGTCAAAAAATTCTTCAGCCTCTCCCATTGTCATCAGGTCTCTTTCACACAAAATGTTAAGAATTTTGTTTTTTGAATATAGGATACGAGGACCATTACCAAACTCCTCAACAATACCGATAATGGCATCATCAAGTCCATCAAGAATGATGGCTCCTTCCGCATATTGGTCAATATCATAGTTGTTAATAGTCATATAAAAAAGAAACAAGTGGACCGTGTAGATTAAGGCGATAAATAAATTACCAAGATACTATCGAATGAAATACGGGTCTCACTTGTCTCAACAAATAATAGAATTAGTTCTGAATAATGTCAAACGAAATAAATTAAAAAACAAAACTATTTATTAAGAAAACTAAAAACTATGAGAGGATACTTTGGATTAGGTCAATTGTCTGCAACTGAGAAGTCAGACATCTTGAACCAACATAAAAGTTTATATAACGGATACCAAACAATGCAGCCACAAGTTTCAAATACACAACCTTTGTACGTGTATGATTTTGCTGGTGATAAAGACGGTATGGTTGTAAACAATAAAGGTGAAGTTAAGAAATACACAAACATGGGAATCAATGAACAAGTTGAAGAAAAACAAATGTGTTCAGAATGTGGTTCGGGTTACATGGAAGAAGGTGTTTGTAATGAATGTGGTTCGGGTTACATGGAAGAAGAAACTGGACATTTAGATGATATCTATGATGAACAAGATTTAGACCCAACAGGTGGGTTTGATTACATTGAAGGACCATCTAATGATGTTGATACGTTTGAAGGTATGCATAAAAATCTTTACAAAGAAGATGAATATGAAAATACGGACAATGAAGATGATGGATTTGAAGATATTGAATCAGGTGAAGAAATGGACGAACAAGGATATACTGGTGGTGGAAACGCCCCTGATATGGACTTAAGTAACATTGACCCAGCATATGATTTCATTTCTGACGGACCAATGGCGGGAGGAGATGTCTATCCAACTGAAGAAATGGACGAACAATGTTTAGATTGTGATGAAGAGTATGAAACTATGGAATCTGCGTGGGCGGAATCAGAAATGGACGAAGTAGATGTATCAGGTTCTCAAGGAATTTATGGTGACATGGAAAGTGCTTATGACTTTGATAGTGAAGGACCAGGAAAGGCAGGACCTTACCAACGTTCATCATACAATGAAAACGAAGTTGAAGAACAAAGAAGAAAAAGAGATGATGACGACTTTGAAGAAGATGAGTTAGAAATTGATTTTGGCAAATTTGACCCGAGAGACAAATCGTGGGAAGAAATCAAATCTTACACAGGTGATTGGGATGAGGTTGACGAAGATTTACAAGAGTCTTTTATCTCACAAAAGAACAAAGTAATGGAAATGATGAACAGAATGAAAATTATAAAATAAAAAAATCCCCTCCAAAAGAGGGGTTTTTTATTTATGTAGTAAATCGTATATAAAATTATCTTTAATTATTGACCAAGGATATGATATGGTTTTACCAGCAAAATAAAACTCAAAAATATCAATATCTAATGGGTGTAATGAAATTAAAACCGACTTAATTTCATTTAAAACATACATTTTCTGAAAATTTTTCAAATTATTATCTTCTATTAATACGTCATAATAATTTATGTTTGGAATTTGAATGTAGTGTATTTTAACGTTATCTGAAACTTGTTTATATGGTTCCGTATCAATTGAAGTAGTATGGGATATTATAGACACTGTTTCAAAATTATCAGTATCGATATTTTGAGAAGCATCAATCCCAACAACAACTAAATGTTTTTTAGGTAATACCCTACCAATTTCTTGGCTATCTAACATATCAACATATACTGGTAAATCCCCATCATATTTTACTAACGACATTGGGTTTAATAACGTTTTAAAATCATAATAAATTAACTCATTTCTACTATTAGAAACAATTGAATTAATTTTTTCAAGGTCATCGTGACCGTATTTTGATGCAATACTATGTACGGAATTTTCTAAGTTTTGGAATAATTCAAATTTAAATCCTGAGTTTATTGGAGTAAAATTTAAAGTTATTTCTCTTGAACTATTTTCAGTAAAAATGTGGGAAATGTGGTTGTTTGTTATAAAATGTGAATATTGAAAACACAACGACCCTAAATGATTCTCTTGCTTAACAAAACCTTTATTCCACAAAAAATTTTTTTGTAAAAAAACAACAGGTTCAAAAGAAAGGAAAGATTGTAAAACCTCTGACTTAGGTAGAATCGGAATCTCATCAATGTTTGAAATTAAAATTATATCATCAAAATTTAAATTTAAAGAGATTAGACAAACGGATAAATCGTGGATTTGACTAAGTTTAATTGGTACAACTTTAAGGTTATTTTTTTCATTTAATTCATGCTTTTCAAGCATATCACTAATAGTTTCTTCCGAAGGGTGAGTCGATTTGATATGTATTATCTTATCTTTCCACAATTCAAATTTTTCTATATTACTTTCAAATAATGATGTTTTTTCATTTTCACCTGTTATTTCTAAGATAATAAAAAAATCTACCATGTTGTTTAGTTCCGTAAATCTGAATTGCAAATAATCTATCTCCCCGTTAAAAAATACGGAATCAACAACCTTAAATTTTTTTTCTATATTCATTTCCATCTATTGAAATTAGATTTGTTATTGTTTATAATTAAAATACAAAATTTAAATAAAATGTCAGCAGCAAACAAATTTTTAGACGAACAGAGAAATAACGTAAACCACTTAAATTATTATTATTTCACAAACGCATTTACACCTAAAGAAATTGAAAAAATAATTGAAATAGGGGAATCGTACCCTAAACAAGCCGCAACAACAGTGGGTCACGACCAAAGTCAGGATGTTTCCGATTATAGAATAAGTGAGATTGCTTGGTTGAATGAAACACCAGAAACCGCATTCATTTATGACAAATTGGCGGAATATGCTATTATTGCCAATAAAGAAATGTGGAACTTTGATATATGGGGATTTGGAGACGGATTACAATATACAAAATACTATGGAGATGGTGGTCATTACGATTGGCATGTTGATTTAGGTCCTGGCATTTCAAATAGAAAACTTTCTTGTGTGTTACAATTATCAACACCAGAAGAATATGAAGGAGGTCAATTACAAATTAATCCAGGTGGGAATATAATTGAAGTACCAAAAGGATTGGGAACAATGGTTTTTTTCCCTTCGTTTTTATTACATAGAGTAACTCCACTAACATCAGGTGTTAGAAAATCATTGGTTACTTGGTTTTGCGGGGCAAATCTTAGATAATGATTAGGGAAAAAGTATCACATAAAGATTATTTCAAAATTGCCAAAGAGAATGAATATTTTCTTTGGCATTTTTTGCAAAAGGACCAAAATGAAGGTAGTCTTGCGATATCCACATTAATTGGGGATATAAAGGAAACAAACACGTTACCGTTTATAATTGATAACATTAATATACCTTATTTTGAATCTTATACGGAGGACAGTATTGATTTTTTAATGGAATTGGGGATTAGATATGAAAACTTATATAGAAATGCTAAAATAGAACAAAAAAGAAAATTTAGTCCTGTTATAATCGGGTTCAAAAAATTTACCAAAATATCTTCCACATTTGATTATTGTTATTGTCACGATGGAGTTATAAGTATACTAAATGACTTAGACCCAAAGTTTATAGAAGAATTAAATAATAGTTTGTAATAAAAAACCCCGACCAAAATCGGGGTTTATTTTTATTTTTCAGTGTTGAAAAAGAATACTTGAAACAGTCTTCCGTCGTACATATCCTTACCAAAATAATCTAATGATACGTGGTAATTGTCTGCTCTGTACATTACACATCTATTAAATGAGTTTCCATATCTGTCAACCATTTCCCATTTTGTATAATCTTGCATATCGTGACCTGGAGGAGCCGATTCTTTATATCCTGGTTCGTTTTCTCTCTTATAATCAAAATGTTGCCAACCAGTTTCTTTGTGTCTAAAAATACCTGTACCTGATGACAAAGGTGCGTTAGGAGTAAGGTAAATCAATGCCGCCCAATCAGTTGTTGAGTCCGCATGAATCCATGACCTATCTGATGCTGTTGTGTATTGGAATGACCCAGTATATTCACCACCCCACCAAGTAATCTCACCCGCAAATGGATAAAGAATATCTCTAAATTTTTTTCTAATTCCGTCAGATAAGAACGATTCAGTTCTCATTCCAGGGTAGTTCCCTCTTACTTTAAATTCTTGATTAAGGGCAAATTCTCTAACCTCCATTGGGTTTTCATAGAAGTTATCGATTGTTAATGAATTAAATCTCATATGTTGCGTATTTTTCTATCTTAATTATAATCATAAATACAAATAAAAAAATATGACTTTTAATTTGTTTTTAGATATTTCTTTATAAATTGTGTTTATGGAAATAAAAGAAATTGTGTCCTATTTCCTTAATAGTGACTCCAACATTTTAGACGTGTCTTTCAGAACTATTGAAGACGACGAAGAGGTTATGAGAACCGACAGTATAGATTATAGTATTGTTGAAGATTACGGATTTGATTTAGTGACCGAATCTTTTGACTTTTTTGATGATGACTTTGAAGATGACGAAGTCTTACCAATGGACAAAGTTGAATTAGATGAGGATGAATTAATTACGTTTTTAAACGAATATTATACGATTAACCCTGAGGTATTACCAAAGAGTGAGTTCTATTAAGGACCCACTCTTGTTAATGAAAGTGTCATAACTTGTTTCTGACCAAATTTACCGTTAAACCACGCTCCTTCTGTTTTTAATTGGAGGGATTGTAAACCATCGTCCTCAATTAAAAATGTAATCAGACGATGTCCGCCGCTTTGTGAGGTGTAGTCATATTGTAGATAACCCGCATGATACGGAGTTCCACCAAAAGTTTTATAAAAAATTTCATTAGGAGAATTTCCATACTGCCAAATATCTTGGCCAGCATTTGAAACCCCTAATAATTTCATTCTAACTGTAGAATAGTCAAAATGAAAATAAGAGTTGTTAATGGGAATATTATTAAATGGATGAGGTAAGTTAGGATTTACATATGTTGTACCAACAAGGTATAAAGAATCCCTTGTATAGTTTTGGTCCACATTTGTAATCTCTAACTTTGATACCACGTACTTACCACTTAATGTAACATCTTTAATTTCAACCACATATTGTTCACAAGAGGTTAAAAATATACCTAATAATAAAATAAGTTTTCTCATGGGGCTAAGATAATCAAATTCTTTTCAAATTACAAAATATTTATTAACATGACATTAGACGTAGATTTCCTTATAGATTTTTTTAAAAAATTTTCAAACACAGAATCAAAAGGTGAAATGGGTGAACAAGACGCAGCCGCAGCTGCTTCACCAGCACCTTCATCAGGAGGAGGTGGGAAAGTTCCTAAATGGTCTGATTCATATAATATAACAAGAGGAAAGGCAAATAAATTAGGTGCTTCGGGAGAAAAATGGGAAACTGGCCTCACAAGAGGTGCTGCTAATCAAATTTGGTAATAATCGTATATTTATAAATAAAAATTACTTATCATGGTACAACCACAATACAGCCCACAAGAGGCGCTAGACAGAATAAAATTGATGATGAAGTATGATACTTCAAAAACGTTAAATGAAAACGTTGAAACAATTAAACAACCAGTAAATGAGGTTGCCCCATTAGTTATTCCTGCAATTACAATCGCAGCACCTTGGCTTTGGGCCGCAGGGGCAACCGCAGCAGCAGCTGTAGGTGCTTGGATTTATAAGGTCCAAGGAGGAGGAGACGCTTTTAGTAAAACCCAAACATTTTTACAAGGATGTTCTTCACTTGATAAAAACTTAAAACCAACTCAAAGTAAAGGAGACCACAGAGAGGCTGCGGATTCAATATACAACGCTATTCAAGGAATAGGTACTGATGAGGATGCAATTAAAGGAGCTATATCATCGATGGAAACTGTTGCCGACCTTTGTGCAATGGCGAAATACTACAATAAAGTTTATGGTGATTTATATGATGACTTAGATAGTGATATTGATGGAGAAGATTTTAGAAAATATGTTTGGTCAGCAATTGCACCTATAGTTGACGACGCTGAAGAAGATTTGGCAAAATCAAAAGAAGAAGGTGGTAAAGAAGAAGGTGATGGTAAAAAGAAAAAAGGCGGAGGCGGAGGAACTGGTGGCGGATATAAACCATGTTCAGGAAGCTACACTAAAGGATGTAAGTCTGATGCAATTGCAAAAGTTCAAGGATGTTTAGGATTAGTTACCGACGGTAAATTTGGTCCAAAAACTGAAGCGGCGTTAAAGGCAAAAGGATTTTCATCATTTACAGATGCAGAGGTTGATAAAATCTGTAATAAACCAACAACAACACCTACAGTAGATTCTGATGAAGAAGATGTTGATGGAGTAGACCCAAATCAAATTTAAAATATGAAACAGTTTTTAATAGAAGAAGAATCAGAAAAGAAAAATATTTTGTCAATGCACAAATCTTTGATGAAAGAACAAACTAAAGCGACGGGAGAATTATCTCCTGAAGAAGGTCTTTTACGTAAAGCTATTAGTGCTGGATGTTTGAAAAACGGTTCATTAAAACGTCAAAAATCTACAGGTAAACTATACTACAAGAAAGAAAGTACTAAACAAGTTGGAAAATTTGTTAGATTTTTTCCTGACATGACTTTTGCATTTGAAGACGGAAGTAGAAAAGGAAAATGGGTTTGTCCTCAATTAGCAAATGCAACTGCGACTGAAATTACAACACAACAAACAACGGCAGATAACGAATCTAAAATTGCGACCGAAATTAAAAAAGGTTGGAAAAAATTAGAAACTTTAAGAGCTGAAGGAGTTGATTTAACAACATTAGATAAAGTTTACGACACTCAAGTTGTTGGTAACGTAACATTATACAGACCAAAAGGTTCCTCAACAAATTTTACACCAAACACTTCAACAACAGATTTTAACAAAGACCAATTATCATTCATTTCTACGTTTGAACAAAAAGGATATAAGTTAAATCCAAGTAGAATCGAACAATCAACTTTGGTAAAGGTTACCGATAAAGATTTAGGTGCACCTGCAGACCTTTTCCCTAATGGATTGGTTATGTGGTATAATCCTAATACTCAAGACGATATTAAAAGAAATGATGGAAGCGTTCTTTCGGATGTTCTTTCAAATCAATCAATTAATAGACAAGCTTGTAGAAAAAATGTTACGGATTACTTCGAAACATTCAGAAGAAAAAATAGTATTGTCATTGACCCAGCAACAATTAACAAAGCGAAAAGAATTGTACAAGCTTGTAAGGATGAACACTATGGTAAATGGGGTATTGCAGGTGGTGGAAATAGATTAGACAATTATTTAGATATATTATCAGGAAATAAAGAAGGTGGTCCAACATCATACGGAGACGATTCAATTTGGAGAATAAAGTAATTTGAGAATATGTTAGATAAAAACATCAAAAAAGCAATTTTAGAAACTAAAGAAAGGAAAGAAAAACTTTTGATTGAAGAAAATTTAGTCAAAAGTAGAATTATGATGATTTTTGAGTCAGAAAAAAACATCAAAAATTTTAGTTCTCTTCCTAAGAAAAAACAAGAAAAAATTGCTTATAAACTTTTAGAAGAAATTAATTACCTACAAGAAACAAGTTTGTTGAATGAACAACTTATGGACTTTTTAGGTAAAATCTTTGGGAATAGTTTAGGAGGTATTTTTCAAACGGTTGCTGAACCTTTAGTTAATTCAGTATTAAGTGCAATTGGACTAAAAGGATATTTTAAAGATTTTTTAGTTTCATTTATAACAACAAACCCTGCAAGATTAGCTAAAGCAATGAAAAGTTGTGAAGAACTTACAAAATTAATTGCTGAGGCGTTGTCTGAGGCGGTCTTCATGATGATTCAAAGACAACAAGGATTAGAAGGTCAAGGATATACGTTCCTTAGAAATGCTTTAGGAGGCGCGGTTAAAGATTATGGGTTTATACAAAGTATTGAAAAACAGATAAGTGGAATAGTTTGTGAATTGTTTGGAAAAATGAATGATAAAGCTTCAGGAGTTTACGACAAACTTAAAACTGATGTTACTAGTGGTGGTCTTGGAGGTCTAATTCCATCTTTGGGAACTTCAGCTACGCCAAAATAAGTAAAACTATTTTGTGATAAACTGACGAACAAAAATAAAGGGGGTGTTCTAAAGTCTAAAAAAAGAAGGGTTATTTACCCTTCTTTTTTGTTTTAACAATTTCATCAATAATTCCGTAAGCTAACGCCTCTTCACTATCTAACCATAAATCACGAGTTGCATCAAGTTTAACTTGTTCTGCGGTTTTACCACAATATTCACCTAAAAGGTCAAATAAAGTATCGTTGATTTTTTCCCATTCTTTAAATGATACTCTAGCGTCTTGGATATTTCCACCAGCACCTCCTGAAGATTGGTGTAACATAGTTCTTGAGAACTTTAATGAACTTCTTTTACCTTTAGTTCCTGCACCTAACAATACTGACCCCATAGATGCTGCCATACCTGTGTTAATAGTTCTAATATCACAAGCGATGTAATTCATAACATCAACCATAGATAAACCAGATTTAACACTTCCACCTGGAGAGTCAATATGCATTGTAATATCTGTTTTATCGCTTGAATCCAAGAACATTAATTGAGCTTGAACTATTGTTGACATATGGTCATTAACAGGACCCGCAACCCATAGAATCCTATCTCTCATTAATCTTGAAAAGATATCAATTTGAGTTGCCCTCAATTCCCTTTCTTCCAAAATATAAGGAGTCATGGAAGATTCGATATGGTTTGAAAAATTATGTAAATCCAATGAAGACTTACCTAAATGTTTAACGTAGTAGTTTTGAAAATCTTGTCCTATATTCATATATGTTTTATTTTGAACAAAGATAAGAAAAATTAACTTAAACCCAAAATATCATCTGAAATTTCTTTTGCGGATAACTCCTTCCAATTTCTTGGGTGTTGATAAGACCAAAAAACTTTCCAGTTTCCAAACCAAAGATTACCATATTTTCTTGTTTCACCAACACTTTTGAAATCATTTACTGTTTTATGAAACCTACCTATGTTGTATGTTTTATATGGAGACTGGATTTCAGTTGAGTATTGATTGTTAATTTCCTCAAATTTAGAATTAACTTTTACAATACACCCGTGTTTTTTTTGATATTCATCAATACTTTTAGTCCAAATCTTGGCATCTTCAATATTATCCGTAACTAAATTAAATTGAACTAATTGGCCACAATCATTATACCTATGAGAATGTATTTTTTGTAAGCCAACATTTTTTACAAATTTGAAAATTGATATTTCATAGTCTCCGTAGAATTCACCAAAGAAATAAAAATTATAATCTTTGACAACATTGGCGTTTCTGTTAAAATGAAATCCTTCTACAAATTTTGATTCAGGATTGTCTTTAACATATTCACGAACCTCAACATAATAAAAATGTTCAGGACCCCAAACATTAACATAAATGTAAGGGTCAAACTTAATCTCTATCCGTTCATTATTTACGATAATAAACATAATCTCCTATAATTAATTTATCTATGATTCCTTTTTTTAACGTATCAAACGCTTGTTGTGGAGAATCTATAATTGGTTCGTTGTGAGAATTAAATGACGTATTCAATAAAACAGGGATTCCTGAAATTTTATAATACGCGTTTAATATTTCCCAAAACTTTTTGTTTTTATTTTTTACAACAATCTGAGGTCTTGCCGTTTTATCGGATTTTTGAATAACTGCGGGAATTTTGTTTATCCAAGATTCTCTTGTGGAATAACAAATTGTCATAAATTCAGAAGAGTATTTTGATTTGGAAGGATAAAAAATTTCGTCAAAATATTCTTCCATTACAATTGGTGCAAATGGCATTATTTCATACCTCTTAAGTCTTTCATTTAGAACTCGGTGCGTACCAATTTCGGTTGGTTTAACCAATATACTTCGTGCGCCTAATGCTCTTGGACCATGTTCAAATCTATCCTGAAACCATCCTATAATACCACCATTATCGATGTCTGATGCAATTTCTTCAGGTACATATAGTGACTTATTGAAGTCATAATCTTTTGATATGTTGTCCACTTCTTCATTTGTGTATTCAATACCAAAAAACACATTTTTTAACTTAATTGGTTTTGTTATTTCACCCAACTCCACAGCTTTTTTAATACAGGCACCTAATGGAAGTCCTTCATCACCCATTGGGGGATAAACAAAAATCTCATCAACAAAATCTAATTCATTTATCTTTTGGTTCAACTTTACGTTTGCAAAAAGTCCACCCGAGAACGCAAATTTTCTATACTCAGGGTAAAGTTTGTTTAGGTCAGTTAAAAACTCAACAAACATTTTGTTTGTATAATGTTGTAAATTATATGAAAAAACTTCTCGTTGTTCTTTGGTATCAAAGGCACCTTGTAATCGTAATGAGTCCATTAAAAATTTAGTTCTTTCTCCTGTTGTTGATGGACTAAATTTTAAATCTTTATATTTTATAACGGACTTTAACATATTAATAATGTTTTCATCGTAATATCCGTCCGCCGCCATACCCATTAATTTACCTTCATCTTTACAAATTTTCCAAATTGATGCACCGTCCTCACCAACCCCTAAAATACCTGTAGTAGAAAATCCCCAAAGATGTGATAAACTTCCAAAGGTTGAATAATCCAAACTTTTAAGTAATGTCATTTTACCATTTTCACATAGGTAAATTTTCATAACTGACTTATCACCTCCACCATCATAGGATATTGTCATAACTTTTCCGTCCATTCCACTTGTAAAATATGAACCGTAACAATGTGAGTCGTGGTGACTAACTCTTTCATATTTACCATTTGTAAGTTCATCTGCATACAAATCAGGTACTGGCTCTACCATTATTCTATAGTCCGCATCTTTTATTTGTAAACCAGATAATTCAACAATTTTGGATGACGATAAATTTGGAAATGATTCGTATTTATCTCCTGCTTTGATTCTACTTAATCTCTCTTCCTCAATAACATATTTTATTTCACCATCAATGATTAATGATGATGTTGCACTATGTGAACCCGCAAAAAAAGAATAAATTGAACTCATATTAATTTTTGGAGATAATAAAATTATTGATGACCAAGTAGTCTAAATTGTTTTCTAAGAATGTATTAATTGCTTCTTTAGGTGTTTCTACAATAGGTTCTTTTGGTCCGTTAAAACTTGTGTTCAATAAAACAGGAACATTAGTTTTTTCGTAGAATTTTTTAATCAAAGAATAGAATTTAGGGTTATTTTTTTCGGTAACCGATTGATGTCTTGCAGAATTATCAATATGAACTACGGCTGGTATTTTATTTATCCAATCTTCTTTAACTGTTGTTGTCAACAACATGTAAGGTGAATATACATCAGATTCAAAAACTTCTGATTGATGCTCAAATAATACTGCAGGTGCAAAAGGTCTATACCACTCTCTTTTCTTTATGTCTGAGTTTATATGACCAGTCATCCATGACTTAATTGGAGATGCCAATATAGAACGATTACCTAACGCTCTTGGACCAATCTCCGAACCTCCTTGAAACCACCCAATAACTCTATTTTGTGTTAACCAATAACTAATTTCATTGATTAGTAAATCAAAATTATCGTATTCAGTATACTTTAAACCTGGATACTCGTTAAGTGCTTCAACAACATCGTTTTTACTGTATGATTTACCAAGATAAGGGCTTAATTGTTCTACTTCCGAAATATCGGTTAATTTTTGATATGCAAACCAAGCACAACCTAATGGAATTCCACTATCATCGCTTGGCGGAATGAAATAACAATTTTCATATAAACCTGAATTTAAAATTCTTTCATTAGAATTACAATTCAAAAAAGAACCACCCGCAACACATACATTTTCTGAACCTGTTTTATCTTTTGCGATTTTTGCTAAAATTAAGGATGCTCTTTCTTGTTCTCTTTGATATATTCCCGCAACACATGCTCTTGAAAAGAAATCAGACCCCCAAGTAACTTTTGGGTATATTGCGTTATTGGGAATATAGATATCATCACCTAAATCTTGAACATATTCAGGGGCTTCTTTTACAATTTCATCATCCGCATAAGATGCCAGTCCCATTAATTTACCTGCAGGCCAAGTATGTTCATTTGGTTCATAGATTAACTGTAAAGAACCTTGTGAATATACGGTACCAACCGACACACCTTCATTAGTATCAATAGGTACAGGATATTTTATCCATTTTTTATAAACTTCATTATATTCATTTTTCTTAAAATGATATATTGAAATTCCTTCTGTCCAATCTTCATCAGGGTTCAATCCCGTACGGTCAACTTCATACCATAAATGTAATTTATTTTTGAAGTTTAATATACTACCTGACGCGTCGGCAACAATAACCGCAGCGTCATCAAATCCTGAACTAAAGAATGTTGAATAAGCGTGTGCTAAATGGTGAGGTATAAAAAATAATCTATCGTAACTAATGTCATTATATTTTCTGAAAAAATCCGCAGCTGTTTTATCCTCAAGCTCCGTTGTACTATAAACAAAAAGGTCAATTTCTTTATAAGTAATACCAATTGAGTTTAGACAATAATTTATTGACTCAAAAGGTATAAGTCCTCCTTGATGTGCTCCATCATGTTTAACACGAGAAATTCTTTCTTGTGTTATACCCACAATAACTTTCCCATCTTCAATAATAACCGCTCCTTTATCGTGGCCTACTGAAAACCCTAATACCCTCATTTAAAATTTGTTTTTAAAAAAATTATACCTCTTCGGTTGGTTCCACAACTTCAGGACCCTCATTTTTTTGGTCCATATTTACCGCGGTCCCTTCTTCAAGGTCTTCTTCACACTTATATATGTGAACTTGGTTTTGATATTCAAAAACGATAACTTTTTTTACGTCTTCTCCTAAATTAATGTCTCCTTTGATGTCGACAACAATACCTTCACCTTCTTTAAGAATTAAACCTAAAGCTCTGGCAAAAATTAATGATGCGTTAATAAGGTCTTGAGGGTTTTGTCCCTGACCTGATTGTTCTGGGTTTGTGTAATTTGAATCTTGCATTTTATTTTATTTTTATTCTGTTTCTTGTGATATTATGTCACCGTATTGTGACGCGGCTTTTGGATTTCTCTCCTTAAAAATTTCATATGCGATTTGATATCTTCCAAGCTCAACTTGACATGGGAAAATTTCAACCTCTAAAGAATCAATTACATTTTGTAATGAATCCATAGTTTGAACTTTAGAAATATCTCCGCCACTAAACACCTCAATTTTTAATTCTTTTTCTTTTAATTTTTGTTCTTGTTTACTGTACATAACAGTTCCCCAGCAAAGAATTAATCCAAGGATAACAATTGTAATTCTCAATGATTTGTCTGACATATTACTCATAATTATAGGTTTTATTTTTAAGAAATGAATGATTCTTGATACGCATTCCAAACATTCAATAAAGTTTTGTCTTCGTACATAATTTGTGGAATGTATGGTTTAGATTTCATGTTCATTTTGGCCTCATCTGGTGTTCTATCTGCTTTTTTACGATTACATTTCATACAAGACGTAACAAGGTTAGTCCATTCATTTGTCCCACCTCTTGATTTGGGTAATACGTGGTCTAAGGTCAACTCTTTTTTTGACCCACAATAAACACACTCATATCCGTCTCTTTTATATATTCGACTTCTGTTTGCCCTTAATGTCCTTGAACGATGTTTGATATATTTCAGTAATCTAATAATAAGTGGACGTACATAAGTATTATATCCTGCAACAATCGGATTTTCGTCTGATTTTACAATTTCTGCCTTTCCTTTATCAACTAACACAAACCCCCTCCAAACACTAGTTGTGTTTAACGGAGTGTAGTCAAAATTTAATACCAATACAGTGCTCATCACTAAAATTTTTTACAAAGATATATTATTTTTATTAAAAACAAAAGGGGTCAATTTAGTCGACCCCTTTATATTATACTACAGATTTAGCAATAGTTTATGGTTCGAGGTTTTCCACGTCTCAAATCGCCCGAGTTCTCATATTTTTGGTTAGTTCCCAAAAGACACGTTATATTTTTGTCTGTCATAATATCTATAAATATCACAAAAAAATTTCCAAAATCAAATTTATTGTTTATCTTTGTATCAAATTGGACTTGTAGCTCAGTTGGTTAGAGCAACACACTCATAATGTGAAGGTCCCTGGTTCGAGCCCAGGCTGGTCCACTAAACTATTAAAAAAAAAATAATTATGCCTGAATTTTGTGTAGAAGAAATCGACATTGACCCGTATGAATTTGTTACGGCCTGTGACCCAAGAGAAATTAAAGAATTAATTGAAGGGTTAGTTGAAGAAAACCATTTACCTAAATCAGTGTTGTCTCAAATACAAACTGATAAAAATGGTAAACCAAAAACATCTATTTTAGAAGATGAATTTTTAGAGAAAATGGATAAGTTATCTCAAAAATTTCATGTTATAAGTAGGGAAGATGAAGACACCTTAGAAACAATTTTTAAAAAATACATTTAAACAAACAATCATGAAAATCAAACAATTATTATTATCATTCCTTACCTTATCGGTATTTGTTGTGTCTTGTTCTAAAGAAGACATCACTGGAGTAGACTTCGAAAAAACTAAAATTGAGCAATCCCAAGAACTTAACTCAACTTCAAGTACGAACCCTAATTTAAGGGTTACGACAAGTTCAACACCTAATTTGAAGGCGTATGTTTTTATTGAAAAGCAAGCTAAAACAACATTAATTGTTAATTACCTTAAAAACTCAGTTCCAAGAAACCCACAATCTACAAGCGTTCCATTTTACTCTTGTTGGACAATGGTGAGTATTCAAAATACCAATTACCGAGATTTAAACAATTATTTAAACATGCCATTTTGGACTAATGGTGTGTTACCACAAGTTATTCAGGCTGACATACCACAAGTAAGTGGTGGAGTTGATGAACACGGTAACCCTAAAATGGCATATAATTTTACAACAGTAAAAATATCTAAAAATACTGTTAATGATAACGCTTGGGTTTTAGTTTTGATTCCTGTCTCGGCAATGAATAATGATACAAAAAGACAAACTAGAATTGGTTATTATGCGAAAAACGGTACAAGAATAGTGTCAAGTGCTAACAATAGTCAAACAGTGTTGAACACAAATACTCAGTTGTCATCATACTTGATTAATTATACAGGGAATGTAATTCCACAGGGTCAATATAGAGTTTATAGTACTTATCCAAACTCATCAATGAGGATTAATTTCAATATGACAAATGATGTTTATTTGAGAGGTTTTAGTAACTAATATTTATTTTTTGGTTTTTAAATATATTTATTGTAATATTGCACTATGAAAACTATGAACACAAATACGAATTTAGACACACCGACAACTCCTAATGGGGATGCGGGCACTATTTGCGTAAGTTCAGAAGCGAGTGGTTGGTAAACAATATTATAGCCAATTATCTAAACCCTGAACTAATACTTCAGGGTTTTTTTATGTACGGGATGTAGCGTAGTCAGGTATCGCGCCACGTTTGGGACGTGGAGGCCGTTGGTTCGAATCCAGCCATCCCGACAAAAGTTTCCTTTGTTGGAAAATTTGATTATAATTTTGCTCTATCGTATAATGGTTATTACGGAGGACTGTTAATCCTTTTATCCTGGTTCGAGCCCAGGTGGAGCAGCTGAGGTGGGTGGAAAATTTCCAATGTTGTGGTATCGTGGATGGAGTAATCCTGAAGCATAAACAGACAAAAAGAAAGAAATGAAGTTAAAAACATTCTTATTGACTGTGTTGTTATTGTTAGGAACAATGACAACAAAAGCACAAGAGAAGCAAGTACAAACAACTTATCAGACACAAGATGATAGGTTGACAAAAGAAGAATTGTACGAGCAGATAATTAAGTTTGGTATAAAATTTCCTGATATTGTGTTTGCACAAGCTGTGTTAGAGTCAGGAGCATTTACATCAAAATTGTTCAAAACGGCAAACAATCTGTTTGGAATGAGAGTTCCAACAAAAAGAGAAACGTCTTCAGTTGGTAAAACTCAGAGCGGATACTCAAAATATACAGATTGGAACCTTAGCGTATATGATTACTTTTTATGGCAAGATTATATGTTAAAAGGTAAAGACGATTTGACAAAAAATCAGTATCTTGCACTACTCGGAAGGGTATATGCGTCTGATAAGAGATATGTTAGTAGTTTAAAACGAGTAATCGGAGAACATCAACACATCTTAACAAATTAAAAAGTTTGGGGTGAAACTCCCCACACACGGTCCCGTGGTTGAATGGTTACAATTCCACCCTGTCACGGTGCGAGATACGGGTTCGAATCCCGTCGGGACCGCCAAAATTGCGGAAGTAGCTCATTTGGTAGAGCACCGTCCTTCCAAGTCGGGGGTGGCCAGTTCGAGCCTGGTCTTCCGCTCAACGGGTTGTGGGAACCCATGAGTATGTGATGAGCATACACCCACAAATGCCTCCTTAGCTCAGCAGGTAGAGCAACTGATTTGTAATCAGTAGGTCGTTGGTTCGATTCCGACAGGAGGCTCAAACAGGGGAATTAGCTCAGTTGGTAGAGCGCTTGATTTGCATTCAAGTTGTCGTGGGTTCGATTCCCTCATTCTCCACTAAAACTTTTATTTATGCAATTATTTTGGTCGTATTACGTTGTTTGTTTCATTTACTGCGTAATCATGTCAATTAGAAAATGGAACAGAGATGTTATGTCAGGTGGTCTTGGAATATCTCCAGGTCTTGAGAGTATGGCGTTAATTATTATGTGTTGGATTTTAGCACCTATTGATGTATTTTTAACATGGGTTAGGGTTTACAAAGAAGCTGAGGAAGCAAGAAGAAACAACTCACAAATTAAATAATCATGGCACATCCAAATTTACATGCAAAATCATCCGCCAAAAAGTTTGGAGGAAAACCTGAGGATTACATTCATTTACATGAATGGTTAGATGAAACCAAATCTTGGTTTGGAGATTCTCTTCATAGAATGTTTAGACATCATAGTGAAGGAATTTTTGAAATGGAAAAAAGATTTGGAACTGAGTTCTTAAACTCAGACGGAAAAACAGTTTATACCCGATATGTTGGAGAACAACACGTAAAAGAAGATTGTAATAATTACATACCTTCAGCCAAAGAGTGGATTAGTAACATCTCGTCAAATCAAAGACCCCAATGGATGTTAAAAACAATGAAATTAGAGTTTGAAGACTGATATTTATTTATATGGAAAAACTTTTAACAACAGAAGAAAAACAATACCTGAGAAGAGTTTGTAATTATTTGAGCTCTCTCGGAATGGAAGTCGGTGAGTTTGAATTCGAGATGGATGATTATGGTGATACACTTAACTATAATAATATAGATTGGAATCAAATGACACATTTCTCCAATAACTGGAGAGCGGACGTTCCGTCAGGGTTGATACCGATACTTCAAAAAATTACGAAGTATGCGTCTGACCAAGAATTATATAGTAGTGAGACACCAGATATTGATGCGATGTCATGGCAAAAGTTTGAGATTAGTATTAATTCTGCAAACAAAGACATTTCATTTAACCATTATTGGTCTTGGTATGATAGAGGAGACGCTAGTGGGACTGAATGGTCAGAAGAAGAAGGTCAAGAAATTTTTGAAGAATGGGAAAAAGATGGGGTTCTATCTGATTTAGAAATTCCACAAGATGGAATATTAACTCTAAGATATAATGGTTCGGGGGATTCTGGTTATATTGAAAGTTCATTTGAAGAAAATGGTGATTCAGTTCCGTCAACAATTGAAGATTGGTGTTATAATCAACTTGAAAGTCATTATGGTGGTTGGGAAATTAATGAAGGGTCAGACGGAGAGTTCGTATTTAATTTCAATGACATGACAATTGAATTAAATCACACTTATAATACAGAAGAAAATTCTTCTGATACGTTATGGGAAGAAGAGTTTGATGCTCAATAAAAAAGGTAATAACTTTATATAATAGGACCCCAAACTAAAAAAAAAGTTTGGGGTTTTTTTTGATTTATGATTCCATAAAGGTTATATTTGTAAGACAATGCCGAGGTGGTGTAATGGTAGCCACGAGGGACTTAAAATCCCTTGGTCAGTAAACGGCCGTGAGGGTTCGAGTCCCTCCCTCGGTACAATGGTTCGGTAGCTCAGTTGGATAGAGCAACTGCCTTCTAAGCAGTAGGTCAATGGTTCGAATCCATTCCGAATCACAATCATTATCGTACCTCAGTGAGATACGGCGCAAGTTACACACTTAAACAACGCGGGAGAGGCGCCTTTCCCGATGTGGCTGAAGCGATAATGACACACCCCGATGGCGTAACGGTAGCCGCGTTGGTCTTAGGAACCAATGACTTCGGTCGTGAGAGTTCGAGTCTCTCTTGGGGTACAAGATTTAAATTATGTACGTAAAAAATCCATTAGTTAAAACAAGTCAGGAGAATCTTTTTCATCTTGCACCTATTCCTGTGTTTATGAAAGTATTCACAGATGACGAACTTCAAGACGAAGTTTATAATTTTGGTTTTAATGCTCTAACCGACCAACAAAAATTGATGGGTCAAGAGTTACCAGAACAATACGACGAACAAAGACAATCTACATATCAAGTAAACTACAATAGGCAAGACATGTGGGTGGAACCAACGGAACATAACCCCATTGGTAGTCGATTTTGGACCCCGCCAAACGATTTTCTTAATATAGATGAGGAATGTGTTAAGAAAATTAAAAAAAGGGTAGAATTGGGTTATATGGAGATGCTGGACAAACTTGGATTTGAACACAACAGAAAACCAATGATTACTGAGAGTTGGATGCAATATTATAATCCAACTGAAGGTCGTGGACATAACGCTCATAATCATTGTAGATGGCAACCAAATGAAGAAACAACTTTAAACTTTTCTGGTGGTTATTATCTATCTGACGGAGACCCAGTTGATGACCATCCATATAGTGGGGTATTTACATTTCACGTTAGGGGAATGTCTTACTTTATTAGACCAAAGAAAGGGATGTTAATAATTTGGCCTTACGATATTGTTCATTCGGTTAAACCTTTTTACGGAAAAACTCACAGATGTGTGATTAATTTTAATATTCAGGGATAATATTTTTTGTGGTACGAAATATTTTTGTATCTTTGTATTGTGATTGAGGAGCACGATTTAGATACACAAGCTCAATTACAAACTGGGTAACACGGGAACGATTCAGATACTAGTGTTACCCTTTTTTTTTTTAAATGTCTGAGTAAATCACCAATTGGTTTTCACCCACTCTAAAAGGGTTGTATTTGGATTCTCTGAATACTGTTTTGATAATTAATTGCCAATAAGTTCCTCCAATATGAACAGGAGTTATTGCCATGGCTAATTCCCATTTTAAGGACTTTACAACAAAATCTACTTCAGGGTTAATTTCCCTTGAAACTATTTTTTCGGCAATATCTTTTTTTACTGTACTGATAATCTCTCTAATTTCAGCGTTAACAATCGGTCTTACATTATACCCTTCAATATCATCTCTTGTGTCTCTATCAAAGGCGTGAGTGGTCCTGTTTACGTCAAATAGGAATACTACTTCTAAAGACGAATTAACTTGAGTGATTCTTTTTTCAAGTAATAATTCTTCCTTAATGATTTGTCTCAATGTTTTCATCTTTTATAAATAGTTAAAAAAAATATTTGACACCCAAAGATTTTTTTGTATCTTTGTACTATATATAAGAAACAATGAAAACTACATTTAAACATATGGTCTTTAGTACACAACAATCGATTTGTTGGTATGAGCGTATGCTATTATGTAGTTCGGATGTCAAAATAGGATAATTTTTTTAGATTAATAAACTAAATTTTTTATATACCCCGAACTCGTAAAAAGGTTCGGGGTTTTTTATTTTGATGTTTTTTGGTTCTTTGATTTATTGGTCGTATTTTTGTTGAATAATTGCTCCGTTGGACAAATTGGTTAAGTCGTCACCCTTTCACGGTGAAGATTACGGGTTCGAGCCCCGTACGGAGTACAAACAGTCCTTTAGCTCAGTTGGGAGAGCGCTTGTTTTACATGCAAGATGTCGTAGGTTCGATTCCTACAGGGACTACAAATGGTGATGTAGCTCAGTTGGTAGAGCACTTGGCTGAAGACCAAGGTGTCGTCAGTTCGATTCTGACCGTTACCACAATAAGACTTCGTAGCTCAGTTGGCTAGAGCACTTCACTTTTAATGAAGGAGTCCCGAGTTCGAATCTCGGCGGGGTCACATTAGAAAAATTAAATAAAATTGTGTATATTTGTAATATGAAAGTTGTAACAAAAAAAGACTGTACTGACATCTTCTTCAACCTTTTTGAGGGTTCAGTGCTCCATGATGTAAAAGAGGTTGGGTCCAACTACGTTGGTGTATTCTCATCGTTTATGGGTTCATATTACGTTGAAGTACCAAAAAAGAGATGTAAAAAATATAAAGAGAAAAAAAATGAAAGCTGTTTTAGAATTTAATTTACCTGAGGACCAACAAGATTTCGACTTGGCAACTAAAGGAATGAAGATGTGGTCAATACTTTGGGATTTGGACCAATCATTGAGAGCGAAAACTAAATATGCTTCCGATGATTTACCACAGGACAAGTATGACGCATATCAGGAAATAAGAAATGAACTTCGTGAATTAATGTCAGAGAATATGATTAACTTTGATATGGTTAAATAAAACAATGGTCGGGTGGCCGAGCGGCTTAGGCGTTAGTCTGCAAAACTAATTACCCCAGTTCGATTCTGGGTTCGACCTCAAAAAATAAACTTATGGAAACAGACACAAGAGTATTAAACGATTTCAGAAGAAGAATGGACAAACTGGGAATCAAATGTGAATTCGCAGGTAACATTCCATGGATTTATCTTGAAAAAGTTAATGGAAAAAGAGTAACCGAACGTTTTTGTGGAAACCACGGATTTACCGTGGCATTCTATCCAATCCGTGTCGGACAAAAGATGGAACTTACAGATATCGGAGAGATAATGAAGATTATCAGGAAGTATAGGTAATATAAGCGGGTGTAGCTCAGTTTGGTAGAGTACTGGTCTCCAAAACCAGTTGTCGGGAGTTCGAACCTCTCCACCCGTGCAAAACATACAGTATAATCAGTCAAGCCGTATTTAGCTGTTAGTGTATGTTAGATAAGAGAAGGAGACGGCTGGGACATTCTATTATCGTTTTATAGGTTGATTGGGGAATGGTGGTACCTATGACATGAGAGTGTATTTTGGTCGGTATCATCGGAGTTGGGAGAAATACACCTGAGTAATGCCAATCGTAAAAGGAGATGTCCACTCGACCATCTTCTCCTTTCCTAACTTGGGAGTGTTGAGCAACGGTTGCTTAGCAGACTGTAAATCTGTGGTCGTCGACATTGGGGGTTCGAATCCCTCCACTCCCACACTAAAGTGTCCTTTAGTATAACGGTAGTACAGGTGGTTTTGGTCCATCCAGTTGGGGTTCGAATCCCTGAGGGACAACAACGGTTTTATGGTGTAATGGATAGCACACGAAACTACGGATTTCGGAGTTTGGGTTCGAGTCCTAATAAAACCACTAAACTGCGTGGCTTAGTGGGAAAGAACTTTCTCTCATAAGGAAGGTCAAGTGAGTTCGAACCTCATACACGCAACATATGGTGTCTATAGCTCAGTAGGTAGAGCGCTTGATTGTGGTTCAAGTTGTCACGGGTTCGATTCCCGTTAGTCACCCAAAAGTGTTTACAACGGACAAGGCTTAGGCGTAAGTACGATGACCACAGGGGGAATCGTCATACTGCGGTGGGTAGCGAGTGGTTGACCAAAACACTTTTATTTGGAGGAATGGCAGAGCGGTTGATTGCACCAGTCTTGAAAACTGGCATACTCGAAAGGGTATCTGGGGTTCGAATCCCTGTTCCTCCGCAAATTGTAAGGTGGCGAAATTAGGTTGTCTCAGTTATGACCTTGGCATACGCACCCTCCTGTCTCGGGGGCGGGGACAAAGAAATAGATTGATAATATGGGGTAGACCACCAGCTTGCAAGCGTTGTGTTATCAATTGAATCTCCTCTTGAAGGTTCGACTCCTTCCCTTACAGCACATTGGAATATAGCTCAGTTGGTTAGAGCGCTATCCTGATACGGTAGATGTCGATGGTTCGAATCCATCTATTCCAACATGGAATCACAAATTAAAAAAAAACAGACAAACAGAACAAAGTTTAAAAAAATTGTTAAAGAGTACAAAGAGGCTACCACATTTGAAATTTGGGAAGGAGTTAGAGATAATTTTACTTTTGGTTTTATTGGTGCGACTATTGTTGTATTCATTGCAACAAGAACGGATTTAGCGGTGTTATTAGGGTACTTAACATATTACTTTTATATGGGTAAGATTGTTAACAGACCAAAATACGTTACAGATTTAGGTAAAATGATTGTTTTCCCATTACCATCAGCTCTTGGTGCGTTTACAGGATATAAATTATCTTATTATTTAATACAATTATTACAATAAGGAGGGTTACCCAAGTTGGTGAAGGGGCCTGTTTGCTAAACAGGTAGGGTGTAACAGCCGCGTTGGTTCGAGCCCAACACTCTCCGCATAACAAAATTTTAACAAAAAAAAACTTTTAAAATAATTGACACATAAGATAATTCTTCATATATTTATGGTTCATAAGTTAATAAAATACATAACAAACAAAAAACAAAAAAACATGAAAAAAATCGTAGCACTATTTGCAATTGCAGCAACAACAATGTTAGCATCTTGCGGAAACGGGACTGGTAAATCTACAGAAGCGGTTGATTCAACTGCAGTAGCTGTTGATTCAGTTAAAGTTGATTCATCTGCAGTGGCAGTTGATTCAGTTAAAGCTGATGTTGAGAAAGTAGAAGAAGTAAAATAATTTATAACTTTCCCTTAAAAACAAAACCCACCTAATGGTGGGTTTTTTATTATAACATCTTTTTAATTTTTTCTATATTTTCATTAACCTTTTTTCTATTGAATGGGTCTTTTAAGAAATTTAAAACCCATGGGTCTACTTGTTGTTTGTCGGCAACACCACCATATCTTTTTTCTGTTCTGTTACCTGACTTATCATATTTATCTTGAAACAATTTACCTGGAATACCCATAATAGATGCCATAAGAGGGTCAAAATACTCAGGGTCAGAACTTTTTCTTGTTTTATCTACCTCTTCTTCTTTATCCTTTTCTTTTTTATCTATTTTTAAATCCTTAGAAGGAATATTAATTCTATTCCACCTACTATCATACATAATAGCTTCTACATCCGAATCAGTAGTACCTAATACATCACCAACATTTACTCTCCTACCATTACTAACTTTTACATTTGATATACCACAATATTGTAAATAAACAGTTCCGTTGTCATTATTTTCAATAGTTAATTGATTTGCGCAACCCGAAAAATACTTTTTATTGTTAATAACACCAGATATTGGAGATTTAATTTTTGGATTATCATCTTTTGGAATTATAACCCTACCATATCTGTTTGATATATTTTTACCAAAATTTCTCTGCTCATTCAACCCTTCGGCACTTGTCACAGTCCCAACAACTTCTGCATATTTTGGAATACTTGATGATGTTTGTGAAGATTGTTTACTAACGGCATAATCATACGCTTTTGATGATGCGTCATCAGTAGAAGGAGAATTACTAATTTCTCCTCCAGTAATTTGTTGACCTTTTGCACATTTCATTGTACCATCATCATTCAAAAACTGTCGTATGTTTCCAGTCTCAACTCCAATGTGAACGTGGTCGTAACTACTATTAGGAAAATCCATAATATAACCTAAAAATTGACCGCACTTGATTGTTGCTCCTTTTGTTACAGGTGAGCCTTCCAAATGTGTGTAATAAATACTTGGAAGACCTCCGTCACTTTTCACTGTAAAACTTTGACCGTAAAGTTTTTTTCCTTGGGTTGCTCTAACCTCTCTTCCATAGTCTGAAAATGTTTGGGCAACTCCATCGGCTAATGCATAAACAGGTGTACCTACGGGTGCCGCAATATCCCAAGCATTATTACTTTGCCATCCTGATTGACCTGCGTGAGCCCCGTCTACAGGTATTTTTACGTTATTACCACCAAATAATTCACTACTTGCGGAAGAGGCTTCTTTAAGAATTATATCGTAAAGTTTTAAAATTTCTTGTATTTCTTCGTTCATTCCTTCTGCACTTGTTACTGTACCAACAACCTCAGCATATTTTGGTGATGAACTTGTTGTGGATTTATTTTTAGACGTTGCATAATCATACGCATCTTCTGATGCTTTAGACGAGGATTCAGGGGTACTTCCTGTCATGACAATACCTTCTTTGCCAATAAAATTCATAGGGTCAACAACTTGACCATCTTTTCTTAAAGTAAAATGTAAATGTCTACCATCACTTCTACCTTTACCAGGGTCATTAGGACCACCACCACTAATTCCGATTACTTCACCTTTTTGAACTTTTTGACCTGCTCTTACATTAATTTTTTGCATGTGGCAATACCCTGATTTATAACCGTCAGCATGATTAATCATGATAGTACCTCCACAATCATCATTTTTGATTGCGGCAATGTCAACAACACCATCCGCAGGAGATTTAACATTTGCTGCGTCCGCAGCTAAATCAACACCATTATGTAATCTACCCCATCTTGGTCCAAAACCAGAATTTACTCTTACAGTATCTAATGGAGCTTCCAAAGCGGCTTCATTTAAACCAATCGTTTTTATAATTGACTTTTGTGATTCGGTAATCTGATTGTAGATTTCTAAGATTTTTTTATCTATGCTCATATTGAAATAAATATCATAGACATAAATAAAAAAGACCAATATTAATTGGCCTTTTTAGTATAAACTAATCTCTTAGTTTTTTGTTCTTCTTTTTGTTCTTCTTTTTTTGGTTTTTCGTCTTTAATCTTAATCAAACCATATTTTATATATCTATACCAAATTCTTTCATGAATATAATACTGAATTGGTTTATATACTAATTCCGCAACTCCAAATGCTGCTCCAACTGTTATACTTCCACTAACTGCCCACATTATTAAAAATCCTATTAATGTGCTGATTATACGATAACTAATTGTTTTTGCTAAGTGTCTCTTAGCAGATACTTTAATTTGACTCATAAGATTTTACACTCTCAGGTATGGTTATATTTTTTAACCCACCGTTTCTATCTAAGTTTATCCCAACCGCTCTGTCTATCGGATTTTCAGGGTCTTTGTCATTCAAAATGACTCTTGTACCTCTACCACAATCCATAATTAATTGATGGTATTTTACACCAATCTTTTCTAATTCTTGTTTGGTAAATAATTCGTAGGTTGAAGGTCTGGCTGTTGTTATCATAACAACTGAACCATTATCATAGTGGTTATTAACAAAATCAATCACATCCTGAATTGGGGTAAGTATTGATTCAGATAACTCACTAAACTTACGATACTCAACTAGTGTACCGTCTATGTCAACAAATAATGTTGGGTTTTTAATTACTTTACTCATGGTATTAATCTATCTTTTGGAATGAATATCCAAAGTAAAAAATAAGTGAAAATCGTAGGAAACGGAGTGAAAATTCCAATTAAAAACAAAACTCGTACTACAGTTTCGTCAATGTTAAAATAATCTCCAATTCCTCCGCAAACTCCTCCAATCTCTCCGTGTTCGCGTCTTAATAGTCTTTTCATAAAAAAATTGTTTTTAATAAAAAAGATGGTCAGAGGTTGGTGGGAATATTAACCCTTGGAGCTAGCACCCGTTCACTGCTGCAGACAGTTACACCAACTTGACCATCATACGTTAAAATGTGCAATTGTCACCGTGTTGGTCCCAATCATCCTGAGAATCTTGAGAGCAATTTGGGTCGAGTTCTACCTCAAAATCCAAATAAGACATACATTCAACGATTTAACTTCTTTAATACAAATATAGTATATTTTTAATTATTATCAAAATTGATTTTATTCATTTCTTCTATAGATAATTTTTCCATTTTCCACTCTAACCATACATCCATGTCCTTTAGTTGTTCTAATGTATTTTCGTGAACTAAAACAAACCCTTCAGGGGCGATTCCATGAAATTTTCTGATATGACCTTCTTCTTTGATTAATTTCTTAATGTCAATTGTCGTCAGTTTTTCTTGTTTTTCCATGAGGGTAAGGTTTTCCGTTTCCGTCTAATAACACAAATACAATCTCATCAATTTTAATAATAGAATCTTTTGTTTTTTTATTTCTAACATCACAAGCTATTGTAATGGATGTAGTACCAATTTTAACTAAATCTAATCCAAATTCAATAACATCACCAACTTTTGCTGTAGACACAAAATTTATTTCAGACATTGCTTTGGTTACAATGTTCGAACTGTTCAATTGGCATATTGCATAAATTGCAGACTCTTCATCAATCCATTGAAGAACCCTGCCACCAAATAGGGTTCCTCTTGGATTTAAATCTTCTGGTTTAATTAATCTTCTTGTCCTGTATTTCACTATTTAAAAATTTTATAATTTTTTCTTTAATACCTGTTTGTTTGATACCCTCAGTACTTTTCGGAGTCTCAACAAAATTATCTAATCCCCACTCATGCTCGTAAGGTATACTATAGTCAAGACCTTCTTTACCCATTCTCAAATCATCAATAGAAACCCAATGAGTAATCTCGGGATGGTCATGTAGGTATTGTTTAATTTCAATAACTCTAGTTTGTTCCAAATCCCATGCTCGAGACCACATAAAACCAGCAGGATATGCATCAATGTACCAAGTACATTGACCCAAATTAGGGGTAAATGCAATAGGTTTCTTTTTGATTCCCTGAGACTCATAATATTCACCCATCTCCTCAACGTTTGCCCATCTTTTCCAATCAGACGACACAACGATTTCCGCTCCTGTTTCTTCTAAGATTTCATTTAAGATTTTGATTGCCTTTTTATTGAAGTTATCAAATCTACAATCTAAAGGGACTTCACTATTTGTCATAGACAATTTTCGTCCGCCCCATTCCTTTTGTTTTTTATGGCGACCACCCCACTCAGTAGATAAGCATATTACTCCGTCATGGTCTAAAAATATAACTTTCATATCAATTCTTTTTTTCTTTTTCTTTTAGCCATGCGTCATAACCATATTTATCAAATTCTTCTTTAGTCCCAATTCCTATTGGGACAAAAAGGGCAAATCCATTATCATCTTCAAAATGGTTACATTCGTCTTCCATAGGAAAAAACTCCCATTTCCAATATTCAAACACATCACCATTCCATCTCGCAATTCCTGTACACCTGTGGTCACCAATGTAATACTCGCCAACAACCAAGTCTTTTTTTGGAATTGCACCCAACTCAATTAATTTTGGGATATAAAACTGTTCCCATTCTTCTTTATCTACTATTGGTAATTGTGGAATATCGTTTTTATCCTTAAACGGACCTCGAGTTTTCCAATATTCTTTGACACGAGCATATCTCTCTTCTTTGGTCTCAGTTTTCTGTTTGACCCAAGTTTTGAATGCCTCTTTGTCATTAAATTTTTCCATATCACAAAGATAATGTATTTATATAAAAAACAACGCGGAATTCGCATAAATTTTAAATACCTACATATGGAAGATGGTGAAAAGAATGAAAACGTGGAGAAGGAGCCTCCAAGACAACCTATCACAGGTATTTTTAATGCTCGCGTTATTTTTCAATCCTTTTGGATTCGATGCCGTTCAATACTCCCTAATATTACTGACAGGAAGTTTATGGAGCGCAAACTTCGTTTTGTATTGTGTTGCGGGGTTGTTTTTTGGATTATATATCTACTTTCGAAGGTTATCTAAAGAGCCTTGAGCTTACCTTCTTTGAAGGCCTCAAAATTTGGACCTTTGATGAGGAAATAATCTTTTCCTATTTTTCTATAATTTAAAATTCCAGCATTTTTTGCTGCGGCAAAGAATGAAGAATGTTGACCTCTTAAGTCTCGAGGATTATATAGAAAACCAAGTTTACTTTTTCTAAATTGTGTTTTACCGTCTTGAGTTATTTTTTCTAAATAACCAATATCTGTGAGGAAATCTAGTTTTGTTCCTATCTTTCCTTTATCCAAATAATCAACAAGTTTTTTAACCCAACCTTTATTTTTACCAAATTTGTAACCATAGGTAGACCTAAAAACTCTTGAAGAACCTGCAACTTTTTGAAGTAATTTTGGATTGTTTTTAATGTGGTCTAATACTCTTGTTACAATGTGTCTTCTAACACCTTCAGCGGTTTCTGCGGGGGTTTTACCAAGATAGTATGTTGAATCAATTCCCCACCCTTCAAGACCAAGGTCCTCAAAATCATCACCCGCAACCTCATCATTCCCCATAAACCCTATGCTGGCAGAGAACGTTCTATCATCTTTACTTTTGTACGTAATAAAAACTTGATATTCGTCAATTAATTTATTTTCTGTGTCCGATTTTAAAGAAACTGATAAGCGGGCTTCGGAATGTCCAAAACCTAAATCGAGGATGTTTTGGAACCCTCTTATATAAGTTGTTAAATTATAATTAGAATTTAAGTAATTTTTAGCTTCAACAGAATTCTCACCCACTTTATCAAAAGTTTCTATCAAAAATCTGTCTGTCATTGACCCCTTGTAAACCTTATAGTCATTTTTAATTGACTCAATCATTTCAGGAAATGCATATTCAAATACATCAATTTCTCTTTGACTCATTGGTGAATCTTGAGCATCCCAATATCTCATAAACCCTTCATCATCAAAATGGATTGCAACTTTTGAATAATTTTTGTTTGTGGATTTGGCTTTGTTGATAATAAAATATAACGATTGACGACCTGAGGTATATCTACCAAAATGACCTGAACCTTTTGATGTAACACACCACTTAGTGTTTGAGCCATACTTACAAGAAGCTTCTTCAGTTTTTGGTTGAATCACCACAAAATCTCCTTTTTCATAGATTTTTTTAGATTGACCTTCTAATTCTTTTTCTTTCTCTTTTTCATGGAATGGTAATAAAGCTCCTTCTAATTCAGAAAAAGTATTATATTGATTAATATCTTTCTTATTTAATTGAGATTGATATTTGTCAAAATCTTGTATTAACCCAACGGCAATATCAACATTCATATCAATATCTGAATTTGGGTCTAAAGCCTTTAAAATAAAGTCAGTGTATTTGTGATTGAAATCTACAAGGTCGGAAATATTCAAAATCCAGTTTAATGTTTCTTCATCAAACTTGTTTGAGTATTTTTTCTTTAGGTCTTCTTTTCTACCTTCTAATATAAGAATTGACATGAATTTCATACCAATAAATACCAATTACTTCCAAAACAATTGGATTCCAACAATTGTTAACGCCAGTAATATACACACAACAGTTTTTAATGACATATGTTCCCCAAACAACATTGAAGACATAGATGTAAAAACCATGATACCAAGCGCGAATCCAATCAATCTACTCGGCCAAATTTGACCACCAAAACCTTCCACATACATTCTAACGGCTACAATGTACAAATAACTTATTGGGATACTTGAAAGTAAAACCACCCACATATATTTTTCGTACCATCCATATTTGATGGCCCCTTGTAATTGCAGAAATGAACCTATCTGACCAAAAATCATAATGATAGTTGCAATTAATACTTTTGTTAAACTCATAACGTAATAATAGTAAATTATTTAAAATAAAAAACCCCCACCATAGGTGAGGGCTTAAAATTTTAATTAAAAGAATATTAATTTCCTCTTGATGGAAATCTTGTCCAACCATTAGTCCATGTTGGTTTAGAAAGTATTTCTAATTCTGCTCTCGTATAATTTTTCTCAAGGTTACCTTCACTTAACGATTTTTCTTTCATTTGTAATGCGGTAAACACTGTTGAGGTTGATTTAAAATTTAATAATGGGTCAAACGATTGAACCTCATTATTTTGAAATTTAGATACCCCATCTCTATATGATTGTGCGGTTTCATTACTTTCAATAGAAAACGAACCTTTTTGATAACCTAATATCTTTGAGTTTGTTATTGTAAACTGTGTTGCACGTCTCCATCTTAACCCTAAATTATGGTTTGATAGTGATGACACATCAAACGGTCCAATTAAAATCATACCACTTAATTTAGGATGTGTAAAAGGTTGTGATGATGAACCTGTTCCATCGTTATCACATTCTACACCATTTCCTGCATCTCCGTTGTCTACAAATTGAGGGTCTCTTTTTGAAACACTGTTTGTTACGGTTCCGTTATATCCAAAGTCAAAATCGTAATCATCATCTGCGGTCGCAAACGCGTATAAGTTTCTTGGTGATACAGTTCCTCCAAAGAATTCAAATGCATCATCGTTAGCGTAAATTGTTTGAACATATTCAATTATTGTTCCACTACCAACACCACCTAATGTCAATGCATTTATTTCAGAATTCGGCATTGCCGCGATACCAGCGTATTCAATTCTTACATAACGAAGAATACCGCTATTATCTAAATCGTTTGTTCCACCAAACGGTCTGCCAATACCACCTTCGATTGTTGGTTCTGATGTTCTATTGGTTTTTGCTCTACCCAATATTACAATACCACCCCAATCACCAGGTGATTTTTCTCCAACCGCTCTACCAGATGTAAAAATAATTGGTTTTGTTACGGTTCCTTCTGCAATAATTTGAGCACCTCTTTCAATACATAATGCTCCTTTTTCTGCAATGTCAGAAACGATTGTCGTACCTGGTTGAATAATAAGTTTTGCTCCGTCGGTTACGTATACATAACCTTTTAGTGTCCAAACTTTATCTGCAGTTAAAGTTGTTGTTGTATTGATGTTACCTGAAAGTGTTGTTGAAGTTGGAATGTTAATTGGTCCATCTTCTCCACCACCTAAATCTTTTTCGCAACTCAATAATCCTAATGCTAAAATAGCAATTAATAATTTTTTCATAATGTTAGATTTAATGTTAATGAAATTGTTTGCTCATTGTTTATTTTTATTAGATTTCGGTTTTGTACCTTTTGGTAATAAATTGATGGTTGAGCAAATACATCACCTATTGCCAATTTTATTTCTCCTTTTGAAAGTTTATGTAAGAATGTAATGTCTAATACATCTCTACTATTTTCGAATATATCAGGATACCCCTGAAACCCTACAGATGATATTCTATCACCAACTCTATTATAAGTTAAATTAAGGGTGTTTTTCTTTTTATGTATGTTTACTCCTCCGTTTAAAACATAGTTTGATTGACCCTGTAATTGTCTTTTGATACCATTAACTTCTACTTCTGAATTCATTACCGAAGCATTTGTATAAACATCAAACCAATCACTTATCTTTTTACGAACTTCAAATTCAATACCGTATAAGATTGCTGAATTAGGGTTTGTGTAAGTTAAAAGAAGATTTGAAGGAACTGAGCCGTCTGCAACAATTTGTTCAATTGGTTTAATGAAATTTTTACCAAATAAAGAAACCGAAATGTTTTCACCTGTCTTTGGGTACCATTCGTATTTAAGGTCTAAATTATATATGTCAGATTTTTCTAACTTTGAATTTCCCAATATTTGAGCATTTCTTACAAAATCATAATAAGCAAAATTAGCAACTTCTCTGAATTCAGGTCTTGCCAATGTTTTACTTACTGAGAATCTATACTTTGTTTTTTCTTCGTTGTATGAGAGATTTAACGAAGGTAAAAGGTCTAAATATTTTCTGTTAACATTCACTTCCGTACCACTAAAATCTGCGGTTTGAACATTAAATAAATTATATTCACCTCTTATTCCACCATTTATTTTCCATTTACCAAATTCGTTTTCATACATCGAGTAAAGAGACCCCAAATCAAAATCGGCAGTATATCTGTCGGTGTTGTTTGTTATTTCATCCATCATGTCTGTTGATAGATAACGAAATATTCTAGCGTTAAAACCTCTAAACCTTTTAATGTACCCACCACCAATTTTAATATTATTGAGTTCTTTATTTATGTTACCGTTAAATGAGTTTTCATCCATTACACTCCAAAAACGATATGTGTCTCTCCACGCAGTTGCGTAAGGTTCGTTAACACCTAATGATTTTGTGATTGGATTAATCCTATAATCTGGTTGTTCTCTAAACGTATAATTGTATCCTAAATTAAAATTTAATGTTTTAATTTTACCGTCAAATTGAGAACTAATTACAACGTTGTTAACATGATTCGAAGACGTTGTTAAAACATTCTGAACGTTATCAAAATTATCGCCATTACGGTTTAGATATGAATCTTCAATTTGGTAGTTTACTAAAGTTTTCCAACTGTATCTATTTTCACCCAAGTAAGTTAAATTAAACAAACTGTTTGTTGAAAATCTTTTTGTAAATAAAACATCTTTATAGTCATAAGCTAACTCTGTTGATGATTGATAATCTTTTCTTTCAATATTGTTTAGTGTATATGAATTTCTAATTGTAGAACTAAATAATGAATTCCATTTTCCATTTGCGTGACCAAATGATAATCCTCCATTTAAATTAGGGGTTGATTTAGTCTGTTCAACTGATGGATTACCAATTAATTTAGTATACGCCCTTTTATCTCCGTTTGATGATATACGGTATCTATAAGTTGAAGGGAATGTGGAAGGGAAATCGGTAGCTTGAACTAACTTAAAATCTCTAAAGGTTGAAACCGAACCCCAACCACTTCCCAATGACAGATTAAAAAATTTATCAGAAACTTCTTTTGTTGTTATTTGAACTAATCCCCCACTCCAATCACCAGGCAAATTTGCTGACGATGATTTAGCAACAATAATGTTGTCAATTAAAGAAGTTGGGATTATGTCAAAAGAAAACGCTCTTTTATCTGGTTCAGTTGACGGTAGTGGGGTTTTATTTAATAATGCAGAATTATAACGGTCTGCCAAACCTCTTACCAATACAAATTTATCGTTTTGGATGGTTACCCCACCAACTCTTTTAAGTGCGTCACCAACGTTTCTGTCAGGAGTTTTCTTAATAAATTCAATTGATAGTCCATCGGATACGACATTATTATTTCGTATTGACCTAACAATTGATGCTTCGGTTACTTTTTGTGGAGCCGCCCTTACAACAACTTCTGACAACTGAGTTTCAGTTTCTTCAAATATTATATCAAAGGTTAAGTCGGACGTTACATTTAATTCTTTTGTGAATTCTTTATATCCAATGTATGACGCTTTTATTGTATATAAACCAGATTTAAGGTTTAATTTATATTCCGCGTTTTCATTTGAAATTGTTGAATATGTGGCACCGTCTGAGTGTTTAAAACTTATATGTGAAAAATATATGTTTTCGGATTTTGATTTTGTTAAACCGTTTACGGTTATTTGTCCAATTGCTAATGTTGGAAGTAGCAATAAAAATAAAAGAAAATACTTCATAAAATTATTTAAATTAGTTCCCCAATAACTATGAAAGTATGTCTGTAAGTGTATTAATAATGTATTATGAAATTATTAAATGTTGGTTGTGTGCTCCTTTAAATAATCACACTCGTATTCTCTACAGGTTTTAGGACGTATGTCGTATACAGAACACGCCTTAATTTTTGTGTTATAAAAAATACATGGGAATCTTGGGTTGTAAAAATCAACTCGAAGTGCGGGATAGCTATTTGGATTTTGCCAAGTTGATTTGTTTGGGAATAAAGTTTTTCCCTCTTCGTAATCAACAAACACTTCATTATAGGAAACTTCTCTACCAAATTTATTAGATAGAGAGTCAATAAATTCTTGGGTGTCGTGATGAGAACCTATGATATAATCACGGTCCTCTATGGTGCAACAACTTCCGTGGTACCCTGGTACCCCGAAACACTTGTTGCTACATATATTACAATCTACTCCCATAAAATTTAAATTGGTGGAGATGGCGGGAGTCGAACCCGCGTCTTGCTCACTTTGACAATAAATGACTACACGTTTAGTACAACGTTGTTTCTCAACGTTCCGAAATATTAAGTTTGATGTATGTGGGAACCAAACTTACAAACAACCTGGTCTCAGAATTATTTTAAACGAGCTCTGACCTGTGACCCGTATATTGGACTTCTGTTCCTAGGTTAACGTCCTAATCGACCCGAGGTTACACCAACTTGGTTGGAGTAACGGTTGTGACTACCTCTTAGGCAGCTACAACAGAAGCTTCTCTAGTTAAACCTAAAGTCGCCATCTTAGCAAAAGTATTGCCAGCTAATTGTCTTCACCATAGATTAAAGTCATAGATGAATTCTGACTACGTGCCACTTATCCCCAACAATGCCAATCGATACCATTTCATCCCCATATTTTCAAAGAACATTACAAAGGTAAGTATAAATATGTTTAAATCCAAGTGGAAGTTGTATTTATATTCATATGGCGGTATTAGACACATTCATTGCTTTAAGGAACTACGTTAGAGGTAAGATAAATGCTTACGAACTTGAAAACGCGGACGAGTTATTCACTGAAGTAAGGGAAGATAGACAGAACAGAGGTCAAAGTAAGATTAACGTTGAGTTTAAAAACGAGGAAAAGTTTTTAGAGGCGATGGGTCTTAGTGATGATGACAGTTGGTTCTATCGTGTAATCAATTCTCCATATAGTGATTACGAATTTATGGATTGGCATTCGGCTAAAGAAGATTTTGAGAATGGTTGGGGACTATATTATAATTTGAATGATGATAATAAAGAAAAACTCGCACAAATTTCAAAGATAATTCTACCAATTAAAGTAGATTTTGACAGTGAACAATTTAGAAACCAACTTTCAGAAAAACTATTAACTAACTTTAGACGTGAAACGGAAGATATAATTTCAGATTATCAATCAGAAAGAAACAGTGAGGCTCGGACAAGTGCTAGAGACTCGGTTAATAAAGAATTTGATGAATTCTTGGACCAACTTGGGTTTGAATCTTATGGTGACGGATTCAGAACCACGGTTGCTAACCTGATAATGTTGTATTTAAAAGAAAATAAAATACACTTATCTCTTGAAGATTTGATTGATGATATAATACGAAACGTAACATCTCCAGGAGGTTGGGCCGATGACACGTATCAATATATGAACGACGATAATTTTGACACAGAAAGTTTCAATAATTATACTTCGAGAAAATTAGATGATATTTTAGAAAAATTGGAAGACGGTCCAGGAGAAGACGGAGTTACTGTTCACGACTTCACTGAAATGACTGATAGAATTACTAAAAAATTTGAACAAGACAAATTTTATAATCTACCTAAAGACCCAAAAAAAGAAACCAGATTCAAAATCGAAGGATTTGAATACCCTGGTATGAAAGTAGTGGTAATACTACAAAAAGGATTCCAACAGAAAAAAGTTAAATTGTCTGAGGATAATTTTTATAATTTATTATATCAACCAACATTATTTAATTTGGATGAAATATAAATTATTCTTATCTTTGTGCTATGACAGAAAAAATAGCACTTCTAAAAGAAGTTTTAAGTGTACCCACAAAAACCTATCAAGAACACCAAATGGTGGAATTCTTGGTTAATTGGTTGACTGAAAACAATATAGACCATTATGTTGATGACAAAATGAATGTCTATGCAACAAAACAAGAAAATTCAGAACTACCTGAAGATTTTTATTTCCCGTGTGTAATTTCTCACACAGACACCGTTCACAATATTGATACAATTAACATCAAAGAAATGATGTTACCAAACGCACAAGACGTGTTAAAACCATCCCTCAAAGCCTATAACAATGAGGGGAAACCAACTGGTATTGGTGGTGATGACAAATGTGGTGTATTTGCTTGTTTAACATTATTAAAAGAATTACCATATCTAAAAGCAGCATTTTTTGTATCTGAAGAAACAGGATGTCATGGCTCAAGAGTTGCCGACCCAAAGTTTTTTGAAAATGTTGGATACGGAATCCAATTTGATGCCCCTGAAAACTGGATGATTACTGAAAAATGTTTTGGTCAAGTTTTGTTTGATAGAGATTCAGACTTCTTCCAAAAAATTGATAAAGTCCTAACCGAAGGAATGGTTAATGAAGATATGAGATACATGGTTCACCCATATACTGACGTTTATGCCTTAAGAGGTAAATTTGACTTCTCTTGTATTAACTTCTCGATTGGGTATTATGATTATCACACTCCAAATGAATATGTCGTTATTGATGACGTGTTCAATGGGATTGAAATGGGTAGAAAAATGATTCAGGATTTGGGACACACCCTACACTTTAAAGAAGCAAAACAATACAGTTATAACAATAGAGATTTGTTATTCTAATTAGATAAAATTTTCTAACTTATCTATAAACCTTTTAACCATCGGGTGGTCTTGTATGTCTTCATACTCGGCCCCCGATTTTTTTAGGTGTTGAATTGTTGACACAATTGACCTCAAAGACATCTCAACTGATTTTGACATAGAAGGATATTGTTCAATATAATAAGATAGTCCGAATTGACCTTTTGCAAACCAAATGGGTATGTTTAATTTAATAACTAATTTAGCAATCATATTTTTTGCAAACTGGTCGGCATCCAACTCCATTTCCCAATATTGCTGATATAATTTTTCAAAATCTTCTAAATCGTAATCAGTAAGTGGGTTATCCATTTTTATATCCCTAACTTGTTGTTCGTGCCGAATTTCATGAAATATGGTGTATAAAAAATCACCGATAGTTCTCATGTTTGCTGGTGAGCAAATAATTACTTGGTCTCTTGTTCTAACCCCACTAAAACCAGTACCACACGAATTTAAAAACTTAACTGTAATGTTGTGTTTTTTAATATAGTTAACAACAAATTTTTCAATA